GTTCGATTCCCGTACTGGCTGCTAACGAAAACCTTGAAAAATCAAGGTTTTTTGTGCTTTTTAGGGGTATGTAAAATAGCCGAGGGAACAGGCTAGGGAACAGAACAAATATTCGAATTAAAACCATAGGAGGAAAGCTTGTGTGTGAGACACAGGTAAAACCATCGTAGACGGCAGAAATGCGGTCTTTTTTTGTTACTAAAATTATGTTAATATGGCTATATGGAGGTGGTGTTTGTGATACATACCGCATATGATGTGATGAAAGAATACCTGATAACCGGTGCAGAACTTGACGGCCAGTTTCAGATACCAATGCTTCCAAAAGTGGATTTCTCACCGGGCAAGTCGATTGACTTTGCATCTTCAAAATCCAGATCGTTGAAAGGGCACAAGGACCTGACGGTGAATTTCTACATTGACGACAAAAATTTTCTGCAGGTATGGAATCAGCCTGACCAGTACATTGAGCACTTAAAATGTTTCAATTCAGTTTGCATCCCGGATTTCACAATTGCGTCCGGGATGCCAAGTGCGTTAAACATCTACAACTTGTACAGAAACCATGCTTTAGGCTATTATTGGGCGGTTATGGGCGTTAAAATTATTCCGTCCGTAAATATTATTAGCCCAAAGGAAATGCCCTGGATATTCGACGGAACGCCACACAGAAGTACTGTATCATGTTGTACTAATGGTAGAGTGCGGTCAAAGTCTGCCAGGATAGAGTTTTGTGAGAACTTTAAAGAAATGCTGGATACAATAGAACCGACAAAGGTTGTGATTGTAGGTATCGTGCCGGATGAGCTCAATGTGGATGTGCCAATTATAAACCTCAATTCACGGAGTCAGAACATAAAGGAGATGTTCAGAAAGGAGTAAGCATGGGAACCATCAGTAGGGAATCAGCAAAGCGTAGGAACAAGGAAACGAGCCGGCAGAAAAGGCGTAGGAGTAAGATTTCTGATATTACAAGAAGAAAGAATACCACTGGAAAAGACGAATTGAATGTAATGAAATAAAAATTTATATCACGCCAAGGTACGTTATAGAAAATTATATGCAGAATGCACAAAAATAAAAAGTCGCAGGTCTGAATTAGTTTCAGATTTCTGCGATTTTTTTCAGATTTTTCCAGTTCAAACCGTCCCGGCTTTGATTCTGTTTCTGATTTGTCGTACATTTTCTTGATGCTCTCGCCCTGTCCCGGGACCATCCAGGAAACCTCCAGCCGATCAGGAGCAGGCCACCACAGGGAACCTATGAAACCTCGCCGCCCGGAATGATCTGACAAAACCAGAGCCAAACAACACAGCCCGCCGGGGATGACCCGGGAGCAGCCCGGGAACAGCTGTGGAAGTGTAGAGCCAGCGCCAGACACAGCCAGAGCCAAAACCAATTCTGATATAACGTTGTAAAACACGTTTAAAAGCGTTTTTACGCAACCGTGGTAAAATATACAGAAAATACATAAAACACGCTTGAAAAGCCAAATACGGCGTTATAGAAGCATTTAAGGAACAACTGCCCAAACAAAACGCCTAAAAGCGTGCAGAAATAAGACCGCCGGAGTGATCACAAGCAAAGCCCGCATAGTTTCACACAGTCCGGAAACACAAAGACCAGACCGTGCAAAGCGTCCGCGCAACTATACAGAATAATAATAACCTCGTTGTGCTCTGTCGTCAATCCCCTGTTATCAATTCAATATCTGATGTTTTAAGGCGGTTTTATATGCTTTCGATAAAATATACCAGAATCACGATAAGAGCCGTTAAAACGTCAAATAGGAGCCGATACAGATATATATATAATTGTCAATGTGCATCAAACCGGAGAACAAGCCCCCGGCGAAGTCCAAGCACAGGTCACGAATCACCGCCGCCCGGAGCGGATGCAGGACACCAGAAAAAGAGCAGCGGTTTTACTGCTCTAAATCAGAATATTTTTCTAAAAAATTCAATAGTTCCGAATCTGTAAGGCTTGCAGCTTCTTTGCAGATTTGGTCATATTCTCCAATATATTCCATCGAACCGGCTACAATCTCAATCGCAGCCTGTTCTAATTTTTTTCTTTTAGCTTTTGACATAATACCACCCCCTATTTAACAAATGCTAAGTGATGCTAAAAAAACAGCATTAACATTTTCCCAGCAACTCGGAATAAGAGAAGAACGGCCGCAAATATGCATAAGTCCGTATAAGTGCCGCCGCAGGTTTTTGGCGCCGCACCAGACGGACGCGCCGCAGCCAGAACCCGCGACAGGAATACTGTAAACAGTTCCGTTATATTCCCATAAATCCCAATTACCACCATCATTGGCGATAAAAACACCATTTTCGACGATTTCCCGGGCATGATCGCGCCAGATATCGCCCATTTCTGAATAATTATATTTTCTCATTTTTCTCTTTTCTTCCCTTTACCCATGGGAGCCGGGTTATAAAAGGCGTTGCCGGGAATCGAACCCGGCGGGAACCGTTACGCCTGAAATTATTATTTATTAACCAAGATCATATTTTTATATCTTCTGCAAAATCTGCGCCGGGGTTGCTGGTTTTTAATTGTTTGAACATATCAAAAGCCTTTTTTCTATCTTTACCGGCGTATTTTATACAATTTGTCTGTTCTTCATGACCATCGTTCAAATTTACATCATAGAAAAATATGTAATAAAACACGTTTTCATGCCAGCGCTGTTGACGTTTTAATACAATTTTCTTTTTAACAGGCGAAGTTTTTACAAAATTATAACGGCGTGTCAATTCTGCCTGATATGCTTTTAACTGCAATATAGTTTCTTGCAGTTCATCTATATCTTTTTGCGAGCGTTCAAAATATCTCAAAATCTCGTTTTCGGTGTGGAGCTGTTCCGGGTGCTGCTCATAAATTCCTATTTTTTTATTGCTTGTATCCTCTCTGTAATATCCATATTGGGAGAATAATTTTTTAAATAAAACGTCTTGTGAATGTTCACAGGTGCCCAATTTAGGACACCTGCAACAATATTTTACACATTTCTCATTCATGCAATTTTCGCCCCTTTCAAAGCTTCTGACGGGTCAGTTTTAAAAATAAAACTGTGCGTAAATCTGGAATAATAACCACCAATGTTCTTAATTTGTGCAGATAATTCTTTGTAACTTTCCCTGCTGAGAGTGTCTAACCATTTAACAAGGTAAATCTTTTCGCCGGTTTTTGTGTGCTGGCTTTCCTGTACTGTATACGGTGCGCCAGTTGTGCCGATCTGCTCAGATGCTTTCTTTTCGGTGCTCTCTGTCGGTGCCGGGGCTGTATTCTGTTTTTTGATTCTGGCTGTTTTAGGAACGTATTTGCAGTCTCTATAATCAACTTTACCGTCATAGAAATTAACGTCAAAATAGTCAATCATGCCGTCGCAATCGCTGTAATTATACGAAGCCACAAAAGCGTTTACGTCATCAATAACAGATTTAAAATATTCAGTTTTTATACCAAAACGAGTTCTATTTTCTTCGAACACAACTTTTTCGTAACAGCTTAATAATTCGTCTTGCGTCCAACTATCTGCGGTAAAGATATCATTGTTATATAGTTTGCGATGCATTTCCTGTATTTCATCGGTTGCATTTTTGTAGGTATGTGTTTTTCCGTCGCTTCCTGTATACGTGCATTCTTTCCAATAATTTTCCTTCAGTTCTTCGGCTGTCTTATACATCCTTTCAGGAAATTCTAAAAGGTCAACGCTTAATGACTGGCACATACTCGCGTAATGTGTGCGAATGCTAAATTTACAAGTTGGATATTTTTCTTTTACATATCCTCTAACAATTTTTGCAATTTCTTTCAATGATAAATGACTATCATATCTGGAACCCTCCCAACCGTTATCAGTGTAGAATGTGCGACGGGTTCCGTTGGCTGTCTCTGTCTTTTCTTCTTCTGTCAGACTGTCAGCAGTTGCGGCGCGATCTTTCCAGAGCGGGAATAAAATATCATATTCCACATTAATGTCTTTCATTGTGTCCAAGTCTCCGCCGTTGTCCGGGTGATTCTCTTTCAAAAGTTTCTTATACTGCTCTTTCAAATCTTTGTAGCTTTTTACGTTTTTGAAATATTTGCTCATATTCTCTTACCTCTCTTTTTATTTTTTTGAAGTCCGGCGGTTGCGTTGGGGCTACGGCTTGACCGCCGCCGGAGGAATTAATCTAAATAATTAACTTTAGATATGCTGTATTCTGTTTTTAGTTTCTCAAAAGCGTGTTCCGTAACTATATAATAATTTGTATCGTTTTCCGTTTTATCAAGACGAACCCCGCGCCCTTTTAAACTCAATTTAGTTGTTAAAAACCAGTGGTCACCGTAATAACTCAGACTTGCGTCAATCTGACATTCTGGTTTTTCCTGCCCCATTTCCGGCGTGTACATATACAACCCGGGAGCGGCAACCGGGGCGGCTGTCTGGCTCTCCAATGCCTTTAATTTTTGGCGCCCGATTCTGCGAAGCGTAAGCAGTTCGGACTGTGTTATTTTATTTTGTTTTGCTAATTCTTCAGCGGTTCCAAGGTAAAACTCTGTAGTTTTTACAGTTCCAGAAACCTCGAAGAACTGTTTTAAATTTATGAACCCGGTTGACTCCTGAACCGGGAAAGGGATGATTTTACACATTGATTTTTCTCCTTTTCTGTGATATTCTGTTTTTGCTGATATTTTAATGATTTACAATTTATACTGTGGGGGAATCCGGGCTTTTCGTCCGGATTCTTTTTTTTATGCAGCCATTTTGTACAGAATCAGAAACTTTAATTCTTCATACTGTCGGGAGTTAATCCCGGCGAAGTCGCTCCCGATCAGGTCCAGGAGCTTTTCTAATTTTCTTTTTGTGCGGGCCTTTTCTATCTGGCCCAGATAGATGTTATATCTCATTTTTTTATTTCCTCCAGTCTAATAACAAGCCCTAACTCGTTATTCTTGTTTGATCTTGTGATATAGAAATCAATCACCCGATCATCAAAATATTTTTTGCAGGTCTGAAGCATTTTGCCGCTCATTTCCCATTCTACAAGCTCGCTTTTTCTGCCTTTCTGGATTTCGAAGAAATCACAGTGCATTGTGTTGAATAAGTCTAAAAATTTAATCATGTTTTTTTCTCCGTTCTCCCGGCTCTGCGTCCGGGTTGTTTGCTCTCTGTTCTTTTGATAATGCTATTATAACGCTAACATTATATAAAAACAAGACGGCATATTGAACAAAAATATATAACGATAACTGTATAAAATATATAAAGATAACAATATATACATATAACGCTATCTGCAATAACAATATCGTTATATAATAGCGTTATATATGCATCTTGACTTTTTGTATAAAGATAACTATAATAAAGTTAACTATATATGAGGAGGTTTGTTATATGCCTAGTAGATCACAAGCAAAAGCAACTGCAAAATATGAAAAAAATAACTATTTTAAAACCCTTGTAAGATTTAAAAAAGAAGACGAGGAGCGCATAAGAGCCGCAGCCGGCGAAAGCCTGAACGGGTTTATTGTCAAATGCGTTCTGGATGCGTTAGAAAAGGCACCAGAAAGCCCGCAAAATCACACTGATACAGCCGCAGAAGCACCGAAACAAAGCAACTCGAATTATTTACCGCTTACCCCTGAGAACATCGAAAAAGTTAATTTTACATTGTTAAAAACGGACTTGCATTATCAACTTGACATGATGAAAGAATACGGAACTGAGGGACTACAAAAGTTAATTGATATGGCGAATAGGTAAATTTTTAACAACCTAACAACACAAAAAATATTTTAAAAGCGCCCTTGACTTCATGAAAAAAGTTGTATAAAATCAAAGCAACGACAGGCGACGGAACTCAGGAGGGGGCGACAGCCAGAGCGCGAAAAGAATAAGAATTTAGCAGCCAGATCACGCCGGACAAGGTGCCGGAAGGTCTGACTTTTTGTGCGTTATACGCCGGAAAACGACCGTATTACAAGATGTATAAATATATAATAACTGTCTATATAATCCCCTCCAAGATTCCAGAGACCTAGAGTTTATTAATATACATGATATACAGTACTGTATAGATATATAGAGTTAATAAGAGTAACGCAACAGTAAAATTAAATATAATATACTGTTGACAGTGATATAAAAGTATGATAAAACAGAATTAACAATTGAATAAGCCGAAAGGCAATAATGATAATTAAGACTATTAGACGACTAAAAACCGTAGCAGACGGAAAGAAAAGGAACAAATAAGAGTTCTGAAAAAGTATCTGCAAACGTGTTTTTTGTCGTCTTTTTTATTTCAATTTTTTGGAGGTGATACAGTGAAAAAGAGTAATACAACAGTAACAGAACAGGGAATAGAAGTGTATGAGAATGATATATACAGGCTTGTGGATGAATATATAAACACTGTGTTACAAGTAACTCCAGAAGAATTTGACACACAGAAAGAGTATAAGGCTGTTGTTGCTGATAGCTTTGTAGATATGATCTTTTATATTGCTGATAGAATACCAAAACCAGGTACAGAGAATATAGAATTATTAGATAATATATTTAGTGTATATGTAAGAATATGTACTAAATACGGAGTGTTACCAACGCTAGAAGTATTTAGCTTTTTGGTAGGAATAGAGCGCAGAACGTTTACTAAATGGTCTAACGGACAGTACAGGGCAAGCACATCACACGGCGACACGGTTAAAAAATGGTTCGATATCTGCAAGAATTGCACAGTCAATAGATTGAACAACCAGCCCGGCACAAATGCCAACTTGATTTTTGTTGCAAAAGCAGCTTATGGAATGGCAGAGACGGCACCAGTACAGACAGCACAGCAGGACGGCATACCGCGCCAGACAGCGCAGCAGATCGCAGATAAACACAGGGCGGCGCTGGAACTTCCAGAGATGGAAAAGCCGGAGCTGTAGCAGATCAGAGACCTGAAGAAGTACGCGGAGGGCGGACAAAAGAGCATGGAAACAGCTTAAATAGTGTAAATTGTATAATATGTACAATATAAAAGGACGGTATTTGTTTAATGTGTACATCAATCTATAAAGAAAACTGAAGTTTGTTCCATAGATACATATGTTCTGACTGAATAACCGTTATCACACGTTCCCTTGACCACTGCCGCAGGCCATTAAAGGTCAGCGTTAAGCCAGGGAAGCGGGAACCCATGGGGCGGCGGGCTTCCCTGGTAGCGTCCGGCATGGATACCGGGGAGGGGGTGTATATAAGCCCCAACACACGCCGAGTGAGTACTCCGAGTTCCCGAAAAATTAAAAAAGCCTCTTCTAACAGCAAGGCTTTAAAATTCCGAAAAAAACAAAAAAAGAGTTCACCATGGCAGGGATAGTGATTGCAACACGAAAGCCATAAGCCTTAATGGTTTCTCTGCCATAAACAACAAGGCGATATCAGAAAGGCAGGTATAAATATGAAAATAGGATATGCAAAAGAGTCAGGCATTTGGTTTCCATTGCTTGCAAAGAAAAAGATGCTTTTGAATGAAAAAATTGACACATTTGCTTGCGACTCAATAGATGAAAATAATAATTTCGAACATCTTTGCGAAAACATGAGAAATGGTGATTCTTTGATTATTTGCGGAGTTGATGATATTGGAAATACCAAGGATGAAATCGAAGAAACATGGAGACGACTCCGTGATTTGAATATTGAAATTTATGTGCTTACAGCTCCGATGTTGTTTCAGAGAGAAAACATGGCGTTAGAAGAATCATTTATAAGAGACGTGTCACTTAGCGTACTTGCTTCTCAGGTTGAAATTGCTAATCAGAAATTAAAAGCAATGAATGATTTATGATAACCATTTACATTCACAGAAGGGTAGGAACAAGATGGAGAAAATATTAAACAACGATGGATATCTTCGGTCAGGGCTGATGGATATTGCTAGACAGTTACTGAATATCTGTAGCGAAACTGGTGTTTCTAATATTCAGATAGTCACATCACCTTGGAAAGAAGGCAAAGGCATCACACTTTTAGCAAAAACCGGAGATAAGCCGATTCTTTCAGTAAAGATGGACACTGCCTATGAAAAAGAATAACCCTCAGGGCGAATCAATCAGAATCCGTCTCACATATCAGCTAGAACGAAAGCTCATAACCGAAAAGAACCGAACCGGTAAAAGCGTATCGCAGATCACCAGAGAAGCATTGGAACAATATTTCCGAAAGAGATAGGCAAAACGCCGACTCAATTTTTCTCAAAAAAATAAAAAAGAGGTTTTTCTATGTCAGAAGAATACAGTGAACGCTTTGATGAACTTCGTAAGAATCGAGTCGAGGTAAGTTATCATAGATACGGTCCTGCCAGGAAGAATTTTAAAACCGGGAACGTGCAGGCACTCCCGTCTATGGAACGGTGTATTGAGAAATATAATTCCACCGGAAACACAGAATATCTCGTGGATGCAGCAAATTACCTCATGTTCGAGTTTATGTACCCGCAGCATCCTAAAGCGCACTTCAAAGCTACAGACAGCAAAGATAGCGCCGGGATAGTCGGAATCAGCGTAAAGGAAATGGAGGACTTGAAGAATGAACAATACTAACTCTGTAACTGTTACGTACGCAATAGCCGTTTTGAGAAATGAACTTCTTGCACATGGAGAAGTTTACAATGGTTTCAAAGCAAGCCTTAAAACAGCGATTGAGAAGTACTGTACATGCGGCCTGCCATTCGAGCCAGAAGAAGAAACTGCCGGTAAGATTCTTGATTTTATGATCGGAGAGGAACAGAAAGAATGATTCTTGCAAAATTTGTAGCAGCCATGTTGGATATTGCATTTTTCACATTGGTTTTAGCATTTCTTATATCACAGGACGAAACCGAAAAGAAAAACAATCCAATAGCAACGGCAGTATTTATATTAATGGAAATATGTTTTGCAGTTAATGCAGTTGTGATTTTTAGATTATAAGGAGAACCCAATGTGGTTAGCATTCACAATACAAATTCCCCTGTTCATCATACTGATTGAATGGGTGAAAATACAAGAAAAGCAGAAGCCCGTCGTTCTCAGGTTCGGGAAAGCCTTTGAATCTGACAGGTCGAGGCATCCAGAGTAGCTTAGTTCTGCGTTGGTGAAACCTAATGGAGAATAACTTTTCCCGCCCATTGCAAAGTAACTGGCGCGGACTTAACGGTACAAATATAGACATGATGCTTTCTAAAATTTTATAAAATATATCACTCTATCACGAGTCCGGGTAAAATCCCGGACAAATAATGGGTTATCTCCAAGCGGTAAGGAACAGCACTTTGACTGCTGTATTCGCGGGTTCGAATCCCGCTAGCCCAGTCGGACTATATTGTTTAGCCATGATATAGTTCCCCTCCGAATTGGTTCCATCTATCCCAACGGGGATGATTAAAGGGGCTTCAAACGCCCCGGTTGGACTCTGCTTATGCAGAACAGCATTTAGACCCTTTGTTGCGACTGTGAGGGCATGAATCGCAACAGCAGAGGAAGTTACTCTTGAACTGCAATAACCCTCTGCTTAGGAAACTTAGTTCAGTTGGCAGAACGGTCGGCTCATAACCGACAAGTCACAGGTTCGAGTCCTGTAGTTTCCATTTCTTCCATATGCTGTCTATCCGTTTTATGGACAGAAAAAACTGTTGAATGAGTGTATGTGGATTATTTTCATGAAAGGTGTGTAACGGCACAGCCTGTTCAATGAAGATAATTCCCCGTTCGGCACAGTCTCTGAGTTAAATTGTCGTCAATAGGTGCACGTTGAGGACAGGAAGTTTTCAAGAGACATATAAAAGGTTTCGTCGCTATACACAAAGACATCAATATCCAAATCCGAAACAACTCCGTGGGGCTGGCACGGTTGAAAACAGCCTAGTGGAAAGCATAACACGATAAACATATTGCTAACCCGGGGTTTCCGGGTTATGTGGAATGTACGCTAGTGGAAAACTGACAGAGTCGCGCTCTGGTCTCCGGTTCGATTCCGGGCGTTCCGCTTTAATCCGCTTAGAGTTAAGCTGTTTGTATACAGGCGGTCTATGTCTCAGGTGGATTTACGCATGAGCGTAAACGTACAACTCACTAGGCGTTTGCGTAAAAAACTTTTTAGAGAGATGAGACCACGGGCCGTGAGAAGTGATAGTCGGCAATTCTAAAAGAACCATCTAGTTCATGTGTTTTACGATGGAAAGGTTAATGCTTATCTGGATATTTTCATCCGGTCCGAAAGCATGTGATGTGGGAATCAACCCAGTTTCTTTTCAGAGAACTGGCCGTTATAGGCGGTACGGAATGTAGCTCAGTGGTAGAGCAATGGCATTGTAAGCTATGTGCCGCAGGTTCGATTCCTGCCTTTCCGATTCCAATGAACTGCAATCATTGGAATTTTTTTCTCTTACTTCGTTCGGTTCCAGTGTTTCTCGTTGGGAGATTTATGCCGTTCAAGTCGGCGCACTGGATTTTTTTAATTAAGGAGATGGCTATGGACACAAAAGGATGTAAATGTTGTTGCACGTGTAAATGGTACGCAGTATGCGAAGGCGTCTGCTGAAATGGCGACAGTGAACATTGTGCAGACTTTAGATGCCTGGATGATAGTTGTGAATGTTGGGAGGAGAATAAGCATGAGTGATTTGTCTGAACTTATTAATAATGGCGGTCTTATTATAAAAGAGCTGGAAAACGAACCGCCCATAGACCCTATAAAGGTAGCAAATTGGTTGATTGATCGCGGATTAAAAACTGGAATCCGATTATACGGAAAAAGTGAACTTAGACAAATTGCCAAACACCTTTTAATTTATTGTGGGGACGAATAATGCAAATAGCAGGAAAAGAAATCAAAGACGAGTGTTCCAGATGCGGTAATATCCTTGAATGTGAGTTGTTCCGTCAGGGACATGGAATAAAACAGAAACGTGAGAATATAGCAAAGATGATCGAATGCCAGATGAAGCACAGGGAGGAAAGAGAGAAATGAACGAACTGAAAGTATTGAATGAGCAGGAAGTATTAGGAAAACAGTTTCGAGTATACGGAACGGCAGAGAAACCGCTATTCTTAGCAAAAGATGTAGCGGAGTGGATTGAACACAGCAAGCCATCAGTAATGATTGAATCTGTAGATGAGGATGAGAAAGTCAAAGTAAATAATGTTTACTTTGAAAATAGAACCGGCGGGAATGGGACATGGTTTCTTACCGAAAATGGACTTTATGAAGTTCTGATGCAATCCAGAAAGCCGATTGCCAAACAGTTCAAAAAAGAAGTCAAAGAGATTCTGAAAACCATCCGTAAGCATGGCATATATGCCACGGATAATGTCATTGATAATATTCTGAATAATCCAGACTTCGGCATCGAACTTCTGACCAAACTGAAAGAAGAACGTGCTGCAAGAGTAGAAGCCGAGAGAAAGAATGCTATTCTGATGCACGTCAACAAAACCTATACCATTACTGAGATTGCAAAAGAACTGGGACTGAAATCAGCAATACAGCTAAATCGGATTCTGGCAGAGAAAAAGATACAGTATCAGGTAAATGGTACGTGGGTGATGTTCTCACAGTATAGTAATTGCGGATATGAAGAAATCAAACAGGAAGTTCTGGACTCTGGGAAAGTGATCTACCATAGACGGATTACACAGATGGGACGGGAGTTTATTCTTGATTTATTTGAAAAGACAGCGTAATTGAAAGGGGAGATTTCCATGTTTAATAAATTTTTTAATCTATACATAAGATACAAGACCAAAAATCTCAAAGCAATTCCGTTGTTCGTAATGACATTTGACTGGAAGAAATTTCAGAAAGACGGTAAAAAAGATAGTTGCACACTATATTCAATACATCCAGACATTGCAAACGACCCGTTCTTAAAAGAAAAGTTGTCTGAATGCGTGGATTATATTCGAAATAACTATGACATGGAAATATTTACTAAGCTTTAAGGGAGGATGCCATGAGAATTGAAGATTTGAAGAGTTGGACAGTAGATCAGTTGAAAGAAGAACTTGTTCGGTTGGCTGATGAGAGAGAAGCAAAGCAACATGAGATTTTAGACAAGGATAATAAAATCAATCAACGAGCTTCAGGCTGAACTGGATAAAATGTGCGCTTATAACAATGAGTTAAAAAGACAGGTGGACGAAAAGGCAGATACACCATTTTACGACGAATCTGTAGAAATCGCAAAATATCACAGGCAGCACCAGGACGACTGCGTTACAATTAACCAGTTGCATACAACACTTGACGTTCTGATTGACCGATATGCGAATCTGAGAAAGATTCATGGACTGAGCTGATGAGAATTATTTATTCAGGCTCGGACATTGATTTTCTTGACACCACATACAATATCGAGGGAGAATGCCACCGAATGAACATCCCGACTAGGTTTTATCCAGACAGACGCTTGCTTCTGGCAGGGAATACGACCGTAATATACAACAAAACGGAAAATCTTTCTAAAACATGGAAAGCAGATTACATCGGGGACAATTATTTGACAATTTTGACATTGATCAGAAAGGACAACGGTAAATGAGCATTAAAACAGCACTTGAATCAGAAGGAGTAGACTTCTCTGAATATATGAATATACCCGAACCATGGGACGGCTCAGCACAAATTAAAATGGAAAATGGTACAAAATGGGTGATTTGCCCGTTTTGTGGAAAGAAAGCCTTAAAGATTTTCCCGACCACAAAGATTTATCGGATGCCGTACAAATGTAAGGGTAGCAACTGCAAGAAAGAGTTTATGGTGAATGTATGAACAAAAAACGGATTAAATGCTTCTTGACAGGTGGATGCAAGTTCAAAAGTTCTGATACAGAATCGAAATGTAATGACAAAGAAAAGACTTGCACTATTACGGAAACTTGCTACAAATGCGGGAAGAAGTACACTGCTGTATTCACTTACAAACAGTTAGGAATTCCAGTGAGGTGAAGGGAGAGTTTATGAAGAAAATATTTTTTGCTGTGTTATTATTAATGATGCTGTTTGGATTAACAGCATGTCAATCGACAACAAAGAGTTTGGGTGGGACAACCACAATAAAATTAAAACCAGGTGTAAAACTGGAAGAAATCACATGGAAAGACGATGATTTGTGGTATCTTACTCGACCAATGAGAGATAACGAATCAGCTGAAACACATACATTTGACCAGTCAACTGATTTTGGTTTCGAAGGTCAAGTAATTATTATTGAAAAGAATAAATAAATAAATCAGTCAGAGAGCCAGAAAGGAGTGCCATTATGAGCAACTTGAAGATATTTACAGAAAACATCGAACCAGAAGCGTTAAATCAGATTTATACATTGATAAAACAGCCTGCATTTTCTGAATGTAAAGTACGAATCATGCCAGATGTTCACGCAGGAGCAGGGTGTGTAATTGGATTTACTGCTGATCTCGGAGATAAAGTAATTCCGAACATTGTTGGTGTGGACATTGGATGTGGAATGCTTACAACACAAATTCCTGCCGATGTGGGGACAATAGATTTAAAAAACCTTGACAAAGCAATAAGAAACAATGTTCCGGCAGGAAGAAATGTACGTGACGAAATCATAAATTTTGAAGAATTAGAAGAACTTCACTGCTTCCATCAGCTTAAAAATATCGAATGGATTCGCAGGAGCCTTGGTACGCTTGGGGGCGGAAATCATTTTATTGAAGTTGACACTGATTCAAAAGGGGTAAATTATCTTGTAATTCACACTGGAAGTCGGAATCTTGGGAAACAAGTAGCTGAAATATATCAAAAAATTGCCATAGAAGACATGCAGGGTACAGACAAGCTCGAAACTGAAATACAAAAATTGGTGAAAGAATACAAGCGTTCTGGCAGACGCAAGGAAATCCAACATGGCATTGACGAATTAAAACGAAAATGGAAGCCAGACAAACTGGGTATTCCGAAAGAATTGTGTTACTTGACAGGAGAACACAGAAAACAATATCTGCATGATATGAAAATTTGCCAAGAATTTGCAAGAATAAACAGAAGATGTATACAGAGTGCTATATTTTACAATATGAATTGGACACTCCAAAGAAATACATGGTTTGATACAATTCATAATTATATTGACCACGATACAAACATTGTTCGCAAAGGTGCAATATCAGCTAGACATGGTGAAAAAGTTCTTATCCCAATGAATATGCGAGACGGATGCATTATCGCATTCGGGAAAGGAAACGAGGACTGGAATTGTTCAGCCCCGCATGGTGCAGGACGTATCATGAGCCGATCAAAAGCAAAAGAAAACATATCGTTAGAAGAATTTGAGAAGTCTATGAATGGGATATATACAACATCCGTTCAGAAATCTACGATTGATGAAAGTCCTATGGCTTACAAACCACCGAAAGAAATTATTGATAACATCAAAGATACCGTAGAAATAGTTGATATTATCAAACCTATATATAACTTCAAAGCAAGTGAATAACAGTCAAAGAGCCACATGAGAGCCAGACTAAATCCTAAGAAGAAAGGAGGTCTGGCTCTATTTTTATGCAAAAATTCACAGAAGGTTCGCTTGAATGGTATCGGTCGATTTTAAATCAAATTATTAATGGTGATATGACAGTCTATCAAAACCAGAAAGACTGCCTTGATCTGCTGTTAAATATGAATATTGACCTTCCTTTCAAGGATAATCCAGATGCGCAACAGATGGGAATAAAGGTAAGCCAGTATGCACACAATATCGCGGAAAGGCAAGCTGCTATTACTGGAAGTGGAGATTTTGACGATATTTACTGGAAATATTTGCTGTTGGAAGCACCATGGATTTTTGAAAGCTATTTGTATTACATGGAAAAGAATAGGCCTGACAGTAAGAAGTTTTACGTTCCAAGAAAAAAGACACTTCAAGTAGTTGCCCAAGATTTACAAGATTTGGAAGAGAGAAAAATTGAGTTTTACGGTTTGTCGCTTCCAAGCCGAGTTGGGAAAAGCACCATGTGCATATTTTTTATGTCATGGATAATGGGTAGAAGACCAAATAGTCATAATGCCATGGGCGGTCACTCCGGAAAACTGGCTAAAGGATTCTATGGCGAACTGCTCAATCTGATCAATACGCAAGAATATACATATTCAGAAATATTTCCGACTTTAAAATTGCAGAAACAGAGTGCAGATGATTTTGAAATCAATCTTGATAAACCCGACCGCTTCGCGACTATGACTTGCCGAGGAATTGAAGGAACATGGACGGGTGCTGTCGATATTTCTCCTGACGGATATTTGTATGTGGATGACCTTGTAAGAGACAGACAGCATTCATTAAGCCCTACTCGACTGGAAAATACATATCAAGAATATCTAAATAAAATGGTTGACCGTAAAATTGATGGGGCAAGAGAGCTGATGGTTGGAACAAGATGGAATCTGTACGACCCATTAGGAAAGATTGAAAAACTCAATCGAGATAATCCGCTGTATAGGTTCCGCAAGATTCCTGCCTTGAATGACGATGGTGAATCAAACTTCGAATATGATTATGGAGTTGGCTTTTCTACAAAGTATTATGTGGATATGAAAGCCAGACTTGATGCTAACGAATGGGAGGCTAAATATCAACAGAGACCATTTTTACGAGAAGGGATTATATTTGCAGAAGATGAATTGAGATATTACAACGGAATTCTTCCCGAAGGCGGTTTTGTGAGAAATATATCTGCTTGTGATGTGGCATGGGGTGGTGGCGACAGTTTGTCGATGCCCGTAGGAGCGGAATTTGAAAATGGAGATATTTACATTTATGACTGGATTTTTAATACAGGTCCTAAAGAGGTGACGCTTCCATTAGTTGTCGGAAGAATTATGGGGAATAAAATACAAAACATTAACTTTGAGGCAAATAATGGTGGAGATATGTACGCATATTATGTGGGCGAGCGATTGAAAGAACATATGTATTCGTGCAGTACAACCAGTACAAAAGCTCCGTCAAAGCAAGCCAAAAAAGAAAAAATAAATCAATACTCAGGAGATGTAAAAAATAGATTTATATTTTTAGCTCCGAAATATCGCAGCCGAGAATATGAAAATGCCATGGAAGAATTAACCACTTTTGTATATATTGGGGACAATGATCATGACGATGCACCTGACGGGGTAACGCAACTTATGATGTCAATCACAGAAAAAAGGCTTGCAGAAGTTTCGGCAGTACAGAATCCATTTTGGGGAAGGAGATAATATGACCACAAGAGAATATTTAGGGCAAATTCAGAAATATGACAAGCTTATTAAAAATAAAAAATACGAAGAAGAACATTTAAGAAGTCTTGCTCTTGGGCTTAAATCGTTCTCATATGGTGAAAAAGTTCAGTCTACTCCGAATCACAATCAAATGACCGATGCCGTAAGCGAACTTGTTGACATTCAAACAGAAATCAAAAAAATGGTTATTGAATACACAAAGAAAAAGCAAGACATTATTGAAACAATAGACAAGGTGAGCGATATCAATTCAGATTTGTATGATCTGCTGTTTAGGCGATATGTAAAAGATGAAAGGCTTGAAATGATTGCCTGTGAAATGGGATATTCCTATTCTCATGTGAAATTATTGCATTCGAAAGCACTGAATATCGTCAAAAACATTAAGAATTTTGAAAGTTAATACCTGATAATACTGAATAATACCTGCATATATTATATAATATAAGCTGTAAAATAAGCACCGGGAAGAACCCTTGGTGCTTTTTTCATGCAGAAAAATAGGAGGACAGGCAGTGGGGAGAAACAAAATAAGCTTTGTTGACCTATGCCAAGGAGAATTTGGTAGAAAAACTGCCTATACTGGCGTAGACCAGATTACTCCCCAGAACGTGGCACAGGTCCTTTCTGATACAATTGGAATCCACAACAGAAATAGAACTCTGATGGATTATCTTTACAGATATTACAAAGGCGATCAGCCAATTTTATATCGTGAAAAACTTGTTCGCCCAGAGGTCAACAATAAAGTTGTTGAGAATCATGCCCTTGAAACAGTCAAATTCAAGGCAGGGCAGATATATGGAGAACCTATTCAATATGTCTGTAAAAAGAAAAAAGCGAGTAAAACAACAAACGAACAAGTTGATAGGTTCAATGATTATCTGGACGAAGCCAATGCAGATGCCAGAAATATCCAACTTGGGATATACCAGAGTGCAGTAGGAACTGCATATAAAGCAATCCTGAGAGAGGATGAATGGACAAAGGATGGAGACTTACCGCCTTTCAGAATATTTATCCCATCACCGCAGGATGTATATATTGTTTATTCAAGCGTTACTGGTAAACCAGTGCTTTCCGTACAGATTTTAAAAGACGAGGACAATCAGCAGTATTACCAGTGTTATTCTTCCAGACAGTATTTCAAAATACAAAATGGAGCGGTAACAGAATCTGGAATCAATGGTTTTGGCGGTATTCCTATCATTGAATATCCAAACAATCACGACAGACTTTCCGATATCGAAATTGCGATTACAATGTATGACGCAATCAACAAATATCAATCTGACAGACTGAATGGGGTTGAACAGTTCGTACAAGCTCTGATGAAATTCAAAAACTGTGAGATTGACGAAGCAGAATTTGTAAAAATGATAAAACTCGGTGCTGTATCTGTAAAAGACGTCGGGAACGGAACACAATCAGACGTTGACTTAATGACTGCTGAATTAAATCAGTCAGAAAGTCAGGTTGCAAAAGATGATATTTACAACAATATGCTGATTGTAGAAGCAATGCCGAATCGACAGAGCAATACCGGTGGAGACACAGGAAATGCAGTGTATCTGAGGAATGGCTGGGATTTTGCAGAACGAGACGCAAAATTGGTAGAAGCATTTACGAAAGAAGCTGAAAAAGCATCTGCCAGAATCATTTTGAATATCATCCGAAAAACTTCAATGGATGTAAATATCTCGACCAGAGACTTTGATGTAAAAATCACCAGAAACCCGACAGATAACATGCTTGTCAAAGCACAGGCACTTGATTATCTGTTCAAAAATAAAATTCATCCGCTTATTGCGCTGATTACTTGCGGATTATTTAGTGATCCGCAAAAAGTGTACGAAATGAGTTTACCATATCTTGGAACCATTTATCCGGAATTGGCAGACCCAGACTCAGAGCTGCAGAAAGCGCAAGATTTGCTGAACGGCTTTAACAAGGATGTGATTTCAGAATGAGTGTTTCATCATATGATGAATTAAATATCAGACCCAACAATCGCAGAAGTGAACCGTATAAAGAATATTTCAGCAAAATGTCAATATCAGACAAAGAAAAGCAAGAAAGGATAGCTTTTTCCGAACAAATGGATTGACGTAGGAGACAAAAGGGAACGAAAGACGCACCTCGAAGTCGGAGGAACCATACTCCCGATTGATGAGCCGTTCTCGGTTGGAGATAGCTTGCTACAATTTCCAAAAGACACCTCGCTAGGAGCTTCGGCAGACGAGATTGTGAACTGCCGGTGTTCAATTCAATACAGTTAATTTAGAGACGAGTAAAATCGTCTCTTTTTTATTAAAAAAATATGCACCCCGATAGCGTAATCATGGGAGACACCTTGAGCTGAGCGAACAGCGTAAAAAAGCGTATTGGTGACAGGAGATTTCAATGACAAGAGAAGATGTAAAGAAGATCTTTCCAGATGCAACCGATGAGCAGATTACCTCTTTCCTGAATCAGTCAAATTCTGATGTAGCTAAGGAAAAAGCAAAAGCCCAGAAATTAAAAGAAGATGCAGAAAAAGCAAAAGCGTTGGAAACAGAACTGGAAGAACTGAAAAAGCAGAACATGAGTGAAGCTGAGAAAGCAGAACTGGAACGCCAGAAAGAAAAGGCGGCAAACGAGAAAAGAATTTCTGATCTCGAATCTGCACTTGCAACTTCCCAGAAAGAAGCCCTGACAGGCAAAATTACTTCTATTTTTGCTGCCGCAGGAATGAAAGGAGATGCCTACGCAGGAGCAATCAAAGCATTTTCAAATATGGATGCCGAAGATGCACTCAAAGAAGCCCAGAATTTTGTTGATGGAATTTCCGAAGCAAATAAATCAGCGCTTGATACCGCAAAGGCCGCATGGGAAAAAGAAGCCCTTGAAAAGACACCTAATCCGGGTGGCGGTAAACCTGGTGGAAAACCAGAAAAGAAAAGCGAAGCATCTGAATATGCAAAAGCGTACTCAGCAAAAATGTGTCCAGAAAATAAACCGGCAGACGTTAATGCCCCATTAAATATTTAAGAAAAGGAGATTTAGATTATGGCTTTTATGAAAACAGAGCAGTACGAATCCACACCTAATATCCTCGAATCCGAGGTAGGACTGGTACTTAAAACCTATACAGCAGAACAGACAAATGCTGAAACCGTTGGAACTAAGAAGATTATTAAGGCTGGTTCTGTATATCCGACAAACGCAACTGGTGCTAAAGGCATTGTATTTGAAGATGTTGATATGACAGATGATGTAAAAAGACCTATTTCCGTAATTGTTGCAGGTCGTGTTCTTGAAAAAAGACTTCCGGCAACTGTCAACACAACTGCAAAAACAGAGCTTGAAAAAGCAGGTATCGTTTTTGTAACCACTACAGACCCAGAATTTTAAGGAGGTAAGCAGATGCCATTTAATATTTTAGAATCAATCACGCAGGAAGAAAGACTTAACTTTTCTCAGGATTTCAGCGTAAAAAGACCGGGCATTCTTGACACCATCTTCCCGGATGTCAAAACACAGTATCTGAAAGCCGAATACTACAGACTTATGGCTGGACAGAGACTTCCAGAGATAGCCCTCATTCATGCTCTTGATACTGAAGCAGAAATTGGAACAAGACCGGGCTTCGAAAAAGTCCTGACTGAAAAGCTCTTTATTAAGAGAAAAATCAATCAGTCTGAGAGATTACAGCAGGCAATTGAAAATGGTGTGCCGGATGACGAGAACTTAAAGAGATTTGTATTTGATGATGCAGCTAACCTGTTTGAAGGCGTTGTTGCCAGAGCAAATGTCATGAAAGGACAGTTCCTTTCTACTGGTGCAGTAAAAGTCAAAGAGAACAACGTGGATATGAGCATTGATTACGGCGTTCCGTCCAGCGCAAAGGTAGAAATGACAGACTGGTCTAAACCAGACGCAGATATCATGGGCGATATCCAGAAGATGGTGGCGATTGCAGAGGATAACGGCTATGTGGTAAGCAAATCTGTCACATCCCTCAAGATGATTAACTACATGAGAAACAACACTGCAATGCAGACAGCGGTATTAGGAGCAGCAAACAAACGCCTTCTGACCAAACAGGAACTTGCAAATCTGCTTATGCAGGAATATGGAATTACCATTGATCGTTGTGACGAGAAATTCAGATTCAGAAAAGCTGATGGCTCTCTCAAAACAGGAAGATACTTCAAAGAAAATGTATTCACTCTGTATGAAGCTGAGCCGAACGGTTCTTTCGGTACTGGGCTTTGGGGCGTAACACCAGAGGAACTTGAATACAGACAGTTTATTCAGGAAGAAAATCGTTCTTTCGTAACACTGTCCATGTGGGCTACACAAGACCCGGTTGCAGTTTGGACTAAAGCATCTGGCATGTTTGTTCCAGTTGCACCAAAAGCCAACGGCGGTATCGTAATCGGTACCAAAGCGGGGGAATAAACGGGCATAGTCTCAACGAGAACAGCCAGTCACCATCTGTAGCAAGTGTTAAACACAAGTATACAGAAAGCGAGCTGTCAAGTATGACAGTAGTTCAACTGAAACAGCTCGCAAGTGACAATGGCTATGCCCTGACATCGACAAATAAGGCTGGTATTATCTCTGAAATTTTATCTCAGCAAGGGTAGGTGATCTTGAATGAACGAAGAACTTGTGAATGATCTGAAAGAGTATCTATCCGATGATGCGGAAACTGACGGTATGATTTCTTTATCTGTAAAGCGCGCAATTCGTTCATTCAAAAAGAAACGCAACTATCCGTCTGGATATACAGAGGAAAAAATCAATGCCGATATGGAATACTGCTATGATTGCATATTTGATCTGGCTCTCTATTTCCTTGTGAAACAGGGGGCCGAGTTCCAAGAATCGCACTCTGAAAATTCAGTAAGTCGAAACTGGGAATCCGAAACAGAAATATATATCAATCATGGCGTTTTTCCATTTGCAGGAAGTTTAATTTAATAAGATGGTTGGGTCACGTGGCACAGTATTTTGTCCTCCCGGAGTGCCGCTGGGTTGCTTATATTCAGTAGGGAAAAGCAAATGTTAAGGGAGTGAAGAAAGGAACTGGCGATGGGATGTGAACATGAATGTTTTAATGAACACCGCATAGAAGAACTGGAAAAGAATTTTCAGCTGATGCAAGAGAAGCACTCTGATCGTAGTAAAGAGTTTTATGAGCGTATCGGGGAACTGGAAAGAAAGACAGCATTAAGTGAGAATGACTTGAACCATATCAAGTCGACTGTGGATGAGATGAATAACAATATAAAGACTCTCATGGCAGTCCCGGGAAAGCGTTACGATACAATCATTGTATGCGTTATTACAGCGATTGTCAGCGCAGTTATCGGTTTTATGTTAAGCGGTATTCTTCCAGTTTGATTCCACTTGTAAGGGAGGACGGTGGAAATATGAATTATACAGACTTTTCAGAAGATGAAAGAAAATTTTATTTAAAAGAAGCAGGCTTCGATTCCAGAGAAGAAAAACTGTTTCGATTACGGGCCTATGGCGAAAAGACACTATGGGAAGCATCTGAACTTATGGGGTATAGTCCAAGAACCATAGACCGAATTAATAAAAGAATAAAGAAGAAAATTTCCAAAGTTGCCCCGATGTACTGTCGGGGCTTTTCTTTGTATTGTGGCGAAAACGTGGCGAAATAGTGACGTTCAAAAACAGAGTTCCTTCCTATATAATATAATCATAGGAGAAAACACAATGATTATGTTAAGAAACCCTTACGAGGGTATATGGGAAAAGCATCGTTCCATAGATGATATGGATATGATTCTTGAATCCCGGACAGGAGGAACAGATTATGGCAGGTTATCCGTATTATCCGCAACAGCCAATGATAAACAACCCATACGGTCAAATACAACCGTATCAGGACAGGCTGGCACAATTGCAGAATAATTACCAACAGGCAATGCCTTATGGTCAAATGCAGATGCAACAGTTACAGCCAATTCCACAATCACCTATGCTTCAAGGACAGATGGTGGATGGGATTGATACTGTAAAGGCTAAAGATGTGGATATGTCTGGCAATCCTGTTTATTATCCAAAAACAGACGGAACTGAAATTTACAGAAAACAGCTTCAATCCGATGGAAGGAGCAGAATTTTTGTTTACCGACTCGTAAATCCAGATGAACAGCAATCTAAGCAAGATGAAAAGCAGATTGACATTGAAGCAATGTTTAATCAGCTTCGGAATGATGTTTGTTCGGAGATTTCTGAAATAAAGAGCATGTTTCCGACACAGATGTCGGGGACATCGGAACCTAAGCAGAATGGAGGTAGGCAGAGATGAATTTCAACCCAAACGCCATGATGAAAAAGCAATTTGAGAAAATGATTTCTCAGAGGTTCGGAAGTGTTGACAACATGATGAACGATATGAGTAAATTTGCAGGAAATAATCCAACATTGAAGAATGCGCTGGATTTATACAAAAAAGGTGATACAGACCAGTTACATCAAATACAGCAAAATGTATTTAATGAAAAACACTTGTCACCGGATGGAATCATACAGAAATTCTTTGGATTATAACACTTCCCCACAATTGGGTGATTAAAAATCGCTACAATTCGGGACGACAGCCGCGGATGTCTCCTATTGTAAATAAAATTTAAGGAGACTAAAAACATGATGAATGGTTCAAATTACAGTCTTAGTGACATTGCTGCCGCTACAGGCTCTAATAATCGCGCCAATGATATGTGGGGCGGTGATGGCTTTTCACTTATCTGGCTCGTCCTGATCTTTGCTATCTTCGGATGGGGAGGTTTTGGCGGCTGGGGCGGCGGCTTCGGCGGCAATGGTGGAAACGGTGCAAATGGTGCTGGATTCCAAGGATGGGCTACACGTGCGGATATCAATGAGGGATTTGCTCTTAACGATATTCAGAACGGTATCAGAGGTATTCAGCAGGGTATTTGTGACAGTACATATGCACTTAACAATACCATGCAGAGCGGTTTTAACGGTGTGAACGTTGGAATGCTTCAGGGCTTCAATGGCGTTCAGCAGGCAATTAATGCTGACACTGTAGCCAATATGCAGAACACCAACGCATTACAGTCTCAGTTAGCAAATTGTTGTTGCGAAACAAGAGAAGCTATCCAGGGTATCAACTACAACATGGCTACCAACACTTGTGCTCTCCAGAACACAATGAATAACAACACAAGAGACCTTCTGGAAAACCAGAACAGTAATACAAGAGCAATCCTTGATTTCCTGACTCAGGATAAGATTGCAACATTACAGGCAGAAAATACTGACCTGAAACGTGCTGCATCTCAGGATCGTCAGTCTGCATTACTTACAACTGCTATGGCTTCACAGACTCAGCAGTTAATCAATGCAATTAATCCGGCAGCTATCCCGGCATATGTTGTTCCAAATCCGAATACCTATTACGGTGGATGCGGATGTAACAGTGGATGCTGCTAAGTAACTCACCCTTAGAGGTTGATTAAATTCTAAGAGGTGGGTTGCGGCTCACCTCTTATTTGATTGAGAGGTATAAAATATGAGTTGTAAAAATGTTTGTAAGCTCTGCAACCATCTTGTGATAAGCCAGTCTGTCGCATTCACTGGTGGGAATCTTGTGGTTACACTTCCGGCAGGCAGTTATTCCAATGGAGAAAAGTATTGCATTGTGATCGCACAGAGTATACCAGAAGCCACCACAATTACCGCCCCGGTAATGATTCAAATAGGAACAGGAACAACTTTGTATCCGCTAGAGAATCGTTGCTGTGCACAGGTTACGGCTTGCGGAATAAGAACCAGAACGAAGTACGCAACCAGAGTAGCTACAAGTGCAACTGGCGGAGTATTCAAGATGTTGGGAAATCCAGCTTGTAGTCCAAGTAACAATTTAACAGCAATTAATGGTACAGCCCCAACGACAGACACCCCTGTTACACAGGCTGCCAGAAAGGGGGCAATGTAATGCATAAAGTTGCAATGGAAATGGGAAAATGGGCTATGGAAAAAGCCAAAGCACATGGATTTGACAATCTTAGTTCTCAGGACTGGGATGATCTGAAAGATTGCTTAGAAGCGGTAAAATGCGCAATCTGTGCAGATAAAGATTATCGAATCGTAGAAGCTATGGACGAATGCGAGCAGGAAGAGAAGTATCTTGGACGCATGGGATATGACAGATATCGTTATTCCAATGGAAGATTTGCACCAAAAGGCAGAGGAAGCCGCATGGGATATATTCCTTATCTTCACGCACAGGATGATGACTGGATGAATGAATATCTGAATAATCCAGAATTTGAACGCAATATGTACCGCATGGGATATCACCCAGAATATTCGGACAGGAATATGGGGAATGATGGCATGAATCGTCAGCAGTCCAGATATGGTGAAACCTACGACAGATACAGCGAGAATCGTAGACATTACCATGATTCCAAAGACGCTGAATCAAAGAGAAAAATGGATGATTCCATGAAAGAGTACACAGAAGATATCATCCGCAATATGAAAGAAATGTGGGACGATGCAGACGCATCAATCAGACAGCAGATGAAAACTGACTTGACACGTTTCATACAGCAGATGAATTGAATATGAAATGAAACTTGCCCTTGTTACAGGAATGTAGCAGGGGCTTTTTAATTGAGAAAAGGATGGTGATAAGCCATGCTAAGACAATTTTACATGAACGGCGACCTATGGAGAGTACAGTTTGTGTCTCCACACGACAGCGTTTTAATTGACCGTACAGGCAACAGAACACTCGGGGTATCGGATTATTCCACTCATATTATTTCAATCTCAAATAACCTTCACGGAGAGCTTCTGAACCGTGTGTTTATTCATGAATTAGGTCATTGCGTGATGTTCAGCTACGGTCTATTACCAGAACTTCACCGTATGGTCAAGAAACGGTATTGGGTGGATGCAGAGGAATGGTGTTGCAATCTTCTGGCCGACTATTCTTGTTTCGTGATTGGCACAGCTAGAGATATACTAGGAAACCAGTTCACATATGTGGCTCCTATCGGGGCAGAAAGGATGATTGCATAGATGGCAAAAGCAGAAAACACAGTTATTTTTGATGGAATCAAGTACAATCCCGGTGATGAATTGCCAGATTTAGGCAGTTGGGTATGTACAGACGCAAGAGGTATGGTTCGTGATTACGAGGGACTTTCAAAAGACGTATCAAAACTGCCGCATTATGTACAAAGTGGTTCTTCGGCATTATGCCTTGATACTTCTGAATTATACGAATATCACAAGCCTACCGATACATGGTATAAATTATAAAGGAGAAGCGCATATGGCATTAACAGCAAAGAAAGTATATGCAATTTTAAAACGCCAGATTTCCGATATGGAAGCAAAATTAAATAGCCCTGTAAGATACAGAGGTACAGTTGCGACTGCTGATTTGCTTCCATTAAATCCAGACATTGGCGATATGTACAATATCGAGTCTAAGTCGGTCTACGGCGAAGCAGGAATGAACGTGGCGTGGAATGGGGTAGTATGGGACACTATGGGCGCTCCGATTGATATGTCACTTTACATTAAATCAAGCGAATTGGCAGATTGGGTAAAACAGCAGAACAAGCCAACATATACAGCTGATGAAGTAGGAGCATTACCAGATACTACAGTGATTCCAAGCAAAACAAGCGAATTGCAGAACGACTCCGGATTCTTGACTAAAATTCCAGACAATTATCTTTCTGGAACAGACAAAACTCTGAGCGCATCTGGAAAAGCTGCTGATGCAAAGGCTACCGGAGATAAAATCACAGAATTGTCAGCTGATATATCAAATAAGTTGAATAAGAACCAAGGCTCAGAGAACTCTGGAAAGATTGCCGGAATTAACGAATCTGGCGATATCGTTCCGATGTTTCCAGTGAGCGTAGATTACAACGAAGAAACAAACTGCCTTGAGTTTGGGTCTGATCAAAAAATGGAACTTAATAAAGGTATCAACCTTGATAGCACTCTCACGAAGACTGGATATGCCGCTGATGCAGGCACAGTTGGAGAAATAACTAATTCATTAAAGGAAGAAATAAAAACAGATGGTTTTTACGACCGTGAAAACAATAGAAAACATATTTTTATTCCACCTGCTCCGACAGAAACGGAGCGGGGCGGTATTACTGCAAAGGCAAGGACGGCAGAATCATTGGAAGTGACTGTTGACCAAGAGACAGGGAAAGCATATGTGGCACTGGATTCTACTCTTTCCAAAACAGGAGAAGCGGCAGACTCAGCAGAAGTAGGGAAAAAGATTAGTGTCCTAAACGACATTATCTGTGGCACACCACATACAGATACCGTAGAAGAATATCTCAATCGTCAGAGGACAGGCGTGGTGTACCAGTCAAAAGAGTGGAAATCAGCGGTAAATCCGACAACTACGATTGAGAAGTTAGGCGTAAACAAGCTGATTCCATACGAACCGTCCACAGATACCGTAGAAGGTGCTGACGGATATGCGAATCGCCCAGAGTTTCAGTGGTGGTACGGAAATTATATTCGCCACGACAATGAAGACTATGAACTGACCACAATCGAGGGCGAAGATGGATATTCAGAGACTGGCACCGTAGACGTGTGCTCTTTCGGGCCTATGTTCTATTACCGGAAAGAAGATAAAGGAGATTATTTCCTCTGGTCTTGGTCTGATACACCGCATGAGGAACTGGGATTAAAGCCATTTCAGAAGAATACTGATGGCTCCGTACCTGCTTATTGGCTTCTGTCTGCATTTCCATCTGTAGCCGGTTCTGACGGATTGCCACACTCACAGCCCGGAAAGAAGCTTTTAAGAAGCCAGAGTTACGGAAATATCCATCAGAATTACCAGATGAAAGGAGCCGGATACTTAGGATGCGGCAAAGAACGTCAGACTTTCTGTATGATTTTCAATGCGATCAAAGGCGGGCAGAAGAGTTCCAGAAAGATTTCACAGGGTGTAAACAACTGGAACTTCCAGTTCGATGCAGCAGAGCAGAGGTCGGAGAAGGCAACTTACTTCCCAGTAACAGCAGCACAGGCAGCAAACCTGGAAGTTGGATTATGTGTTTCTGTTGGACATGGTTCTAACAACAATGGTGCAGTAAATAAAGACCGCGGAGTCGGAACTATGCATTCCTATGCGGACGACGTAAAGATTCTTCGTATTGAAGACCTTGCAAGCGGAAACAAAGCAGTGTATCTGGATATTTCAGAAGGATTTACTACAGTACCTGTAAAACTTACGGATACCTTAAATGCGCCGATCACAATGTCTTCTATGCACATTCACACTGGCGAGACGAAGAAAGTAATTGGAAAGCATGACGGTGCAGCTGTATCAAACACATCAGCAAGACATCCATACAGAATTCAGGGTGTCGAATATCAGGTAGGTGCTTATCATGTAGCTGCAAATACAGTGATGGTATTCAAAAGTGATTACAGCAAAGATGTATATATCCGTGAAAAAGGAACTGCATGGAGTGATAACGAGAATATTGTCAAGAGTACATATAAACTTGTTGGAAACATACCTGCCAGTGCAGATGGCAAAGGAAGTGACTGGTGGGTTGGTGATGTAGAAATTGATGAAGAAACAGGTGCATGGTGGCCAATAGCCGCAACCGATTCTTCTGATCGAGGAATGGGAAGCAGAGTTTACGCCGGAGGAACAGCCACATCTGGAACCAGAGAATCACTTGAAACCGGGGGCCTCGGGCATGGGACGAGCTCCGGTTCCGCGTTCGTGGATTGCTGGAGCGGGCTCTGGAGTGACTGGTGGGGCGGCGGCTCCTGCGATTAAAAGGCCCTTAGGGGTGAATTTTCCGAAGGAAAAGAGGGGACTTCCCCTTAATTTCTTCCAAACACATACAAAAATAAAAGCATAAGGACTCATGGTGCAGCCGGGAACCTCAGGAATGGGACGAACTCCGGTTCCGCGTACGTGAATTGCAGGAACGGGCTCTGGAATGACAGGTGGAACTACGGCTCCTGATATTATTTATATCAAAACCAGTATTATTTGCATCATGTTTCGCACCTGAAAAGGGTGTAGCCGAAAGGTTCTTTACGCATAAGCGTTAAAATAAGCAAGAAAGGCCAGCTGAAAGCCGGGGACGGCAAGTAAGGAATACAGTGTATGAGACTGTATTCGGGGCTAGTAGAAAAACCGGAAACCCTCTTTAAAATAATCGAATGAAAAGATATTGCAAGGCCATTGATATAACAGACCGCGGATTAATCAGCACAGCGGTATATAAATGTCTGAAGAAAAAGTACAAAAGAAATGATGTGCTGAGATTACTTAGTACATATACGACTTTGGATGTTAATCAAATTTACTGCATTTTCAGAAGAAACGGAAAGAATGCCATTCGTTTTCTGGTGGAAGCAGTGATTGATGATATCCAGAATGAAATCATTAACTGGGACATTAAATTCCCTCCGGTATGGTACCGGGAAAAAGTAGACCCATCGTCCGGGAAAATCCGTAGAATCGGAATCCAGAATATAAAGCATCAGTTGTATGATTACATAGCAGTTATAGCATTGCAGCCTATTCTGAAACGCATTGGAGAGCATCAGTACGCTTCCATCAAAGGGCGTGGGACTCTAAAAGGTGCAAGGGACGTAAGAAGATGGTTGAGAAACCATAAGCTCACATTCGTTGCTCAGGCAGACGTAAAGAAATGTTATGAGAGCATAGATAGGGATAAGCTTATGCAATTCCTGGAATGCCACATCAAGAACGATCTGCTGATTAAATTGATCAGAAAATTGATTTACAGTTTTGAGAAAGGCCTGAGTATAGGATCATATCTTAGCCAGTTTCTCTGCAATCTGTATATGAGCATTCTGTATCATCATGTTGCCGAAGGAATGTACCGTACCAGAAAGCACCGGAATGGATGCAGCGAGCGGATTAATCTTGTTAAGAAGCAAACGTTTTATATGGATGATACGCTGTTTGCCGGAACAAATAAGAAAGACATCAAGAAAGCAATGAAAATGTTCATTAGAAAAGCAAAAGATATGGGACTGACCATTAAGAACACCTTCCGTATCTACAAAATAACTGGAACATTCGTGGATATGATGGGATACCGGATATATCAGCATAAAATGACTGTTCGCAGAAGAAACTTCCGTAGAATCAGAAGGGCATATAAAAAGGCCCTAAAATGTTATGAGACACATAAACCAATTCCATTTAAACTGGCAAAACGATGTAGTAGTTTCTATGGATTCCTGAAGAATACAAATAGTAAGCACATCCGGAAGAAATGGAAAGTAAAGAAGATTATGAAGATATGTAAAGGGGTGATAAAACGTGAAGAAAGTAAAATTTACACAGAAACAGCCATTGCTTAAGACGTTTGATTCCGGAGACGGAATTTATGTATTTATCTGTGCAAACGAAAAAGAAATCACAGAAGAAATACAGCAAGGAAATATATCAGAAGAATCACAGAGCCACACAGAAACAGTATACGAATATGACTGTAATGAATTTGTGACATCTGCAGATCGGCTTCCTGATATTGAGCAGAAGCCAAAAAAGTATCTTGACTATGTTCCAGAAACTAAAAAGAGCACAGAACAGCTTCTGGCAGAACAGTCAGAACAGATCACAGCGCAGGCAAAACAGATTGAGATGCTAAAAGAGTGCCTGTTAGAAATGAGTGAACAGGTTTATGCGTAGGAATTTAATCATTATGTTATTAAGCAAAGGAGATAAAGAAATGATGGCAAAATTATGGGTTACAGAAATCTTAAGCAAAGAAACAATTGAAGAAGCAAAAGAAGAATACAAGAGAACACCGAGACTCCTGAAAGAAAAGGTAAAAAAGCTCCTTATTGACGCAGACATGGAGGAAATCGTTGAAGAATGACGAAACTGCAGATAATCAGTAAGCTCTGGTCTATCATCTACGACCTGTTCCTTTTCGAAAAGGGTGAAAGCAACAAAACCCTGGAAGAAATCGAAAAGGAGATGGACATTGCAGAATACAACTGCCGCCGGTATGCAGATGCCGAAGATGACGAACTTCCGGAGAAGATAAGGGCAGAGCCATTGAACAGAGTGATTTTTATAACAAGGATAGTAGGTAATTGCGAAACTCGCGGTGCTCGTTCGTAACCTTGAACCAAAACAAGGAAGAATTCGCGAAGAGCACGACTTGTGGAATGAAAAATGGATAATCGCACATGTTAGGCGCACTTTAATAAGCTATGGACTTTATGAAAGTGGTAAGTCCTAAGCTATGAGTGGTTTTATGCTTCGAATATATTCGTGGTGATTGATCTTATCTGCGAGAACAACAGTAATAAGTTGTGTGATCCCGGCAAGAATCAGATCAGCATGCAGAGTCCTCTCATTTTGGGTTCGGCGTCCTGCAAGACAGAGATTGTCTTTGATGTGGTTGATATCTCTTTCGACAACAGTCCTGATTTTATAGGTATCATCCCATTTTTCGGTGCCGCGGATCGTTCCGGGATAAGCACGAAGATCCTTTTCCGGGTAGATGTAGACCATCCGCCCACATTTAGAAGAAGTACAAGGGTTGTCACAGAAACAATGACGATGGGATTTTTGAGTTGATTTATCATAAATCCATTTCATTCTTGGACAGACAAATTTATATCTTGTTACTCCACTGTGAAGTTTGGAAGTGCCTTCGTACTTCATTTGTAAAGAAGGATCATGGGGACAACACGGAATACCATCTTCATTGATGGAATAATCCAGATTTTCAAGTCCGGATCTTGCATTCAGCGGAATATAAGCTTTCGAGAAATGTTTGTCATTACCAAAAGTGTCACCGGTAAGAAGGCTCTTATAGAGTTGTGCGGTATCGAAAGCAGCATCACCCAGGAAGGTTTTTGGATTAATCAAAGGATGCTTGGAAAAGAAGTCCTTAAGTGTGGGGATTAAAAGCTTTGAATCATGAACACATTTATCTTCGTCAGGGGAATCGGATTTCTTTTCGACAACGATATCAGGATGTGAAGCCATAAAGTTTTTGTTATAAAAAGATATGTGGCGGATGATGCCCAATCCGTTAGTGACAATGCCGAACTTGAAGACATAGCAAAAATGCCCATTGATATAGAGCTGCTTAATCTCAGGATTAGCAGAAGCATGAGAAGGCATGGAACCATAGGCAGCTTTATAAGGATCATAGGATTTATCAAAGCCCTGAGCTTTCGCGTATGCCTTAAGCTGTTTGATGATCCTGTTAGCATACTTGGGATTATTTTCGGTAACAAATGCTTCTATGCCGGAAGAATCAAAGATGGTCATATCCGCTTTTGCAGAGTCAATCGCCTGACAGATAGGCTCGGTAACATCAACAAGGTTATCGAAAACAAGCTGGAGGTCATCTAAAAAATCCTGTTTGAATCGGGTGATTTTGGAAGCGTCTGGGACTTTAGTAAAACCACAGAATTCCCGAAGTGATTTTGAGTAAGCGAGAAAAGTCAGGAGAAGCTGATCCGTAGGGATAGAGAAAATACGTTGAATAATCAAAGCCCACAGAAAAGCTTGCAAAGGGTATTTACGGGTTCTGCCCGTCGATGCATAGAAATGATTTCTAAAAGAAATCGGAATTAACTCATCAATATCGATATGGGTTTCTAATAGAGAAAGAAAAGCAGGTTTGTCATTTTCAAATTTTTCATGGCAATCTGAAAAAATATCTGCCAAAGAAAGCTGTTTATATGGTATCATAAGTATCAGAATAACTCCTTTCTTGGATGTAGGTTTATAGTTTTTAGTCAACTCTATTATACCATATCCGGTGAGGAGTTATTTGTTTATAGGTAACAAAAAATGCCGTATTTATGCGGCTTGTGGCGTTTCGCAAACGCCTAACAAGGATAGAAAAGAGAGGAAAGTAAAAATGGAACTCCTGACATATATGCAGATGCACTGGGTAGAATGGTTGTTTACGATCATAACAGCTCTGATCGGAGTTGGCTATCGGGGCATATCAAAGAGCTTGTAGAGAAGGAAGAAGATCACGATGGTGAACCAGTTACCACAACTGTCTGGGAGTGTGACGAAGCCCAGTGCCGGTACAAAGGCACAATAACAGAAGAAGAAATAAAAACAGATTCGATGTCTGGTTTTCATTTGCGAACACAAAGATAATAGTTGAAGAAATGAAAGACAACCCTCCTACACTGGAGGAAAGGGTAGATGCTCTGGAGAGCGGACTTGCAGACTTGGCAGAGGTGTTATGTAATGGCTAAATTCTTTGAATTACAGGTTAGAATGAAAAAGAGAACCATCGACGAAGTTCCAGATCGCTGGAGGGAAGAAACCAGAAAACTTCTGGAGAAAGAAAAAGGAGAAACAGAAAGCAAATGACAAAGCTACAGATCATAGCAAAGCTCTGGTCCATCATCTTTGATTTTCTCTTAATTGTCAAAGGCGAAAGTGATAAAACTTTAGAACAAATAGAAAAAGACATAGATCTGATAGAATACCACTGCCGGAAATATGCAGATGTCGACGATGATGAATTGCCGGAAAATATCCGAGCAGAGCCGCTGAAAAATGCGCAGCCATTTTAAAGAAAACGCATGAATATACATTCTAAAAAACCGAATAAAAGTACCCTTTTCACATGGGAAGTGTTATAATATACATAACACAAAAAGGGAGCTGAACTCCCGACTACCAATCAAAAAGTTCAGCTCCAGCACCACAAAGGGTACGGGTATATTATAGCACGATACCTTCCCTTTGTGAACCCAAAAGGAGGGTATTTTTATGCGTGAAAAATTCGTGAATGGATTTATGACCAAACTGTATGGAGAAATTCCAGAAGAATATCTTGAAACAGTCAGAAACAAACTGGCGTTGTATGTAAATGATTTTGATATTAGTCAAAGAGAAACAGCAGTTGTAAAGTATACTGGATATTTGCCAGATTTCTACAAAACTTACATTGTAAGTAGAAAAATTGAGGGACTGAGCAAAAAGACTCTCGAACTCTACAATCTTTACCTGGATGATTTCTTTTTCACAGTCAATAAAAAAGCTGAGGACATTACCGCAAATGATATTCGTGTATATCTGTATAATGCTCAGGAGAGTAGAGGATTGAGCAATCGAACACTTGATAGTAGAAGAACTGCCATACACGCTTTCTTCGAGTGGGCTGCAAACGAAGGATATATAGGCAAGAACCCATGCAGAGTTATTAAAAATATCAAATACGAACGCATTGAAAAACAACCTCTGACAGATATGGAATTAGAGAGAATCAGGCAAGCGTGCGAAACCGTACGTGAAAGAGCATTAGTTGAATTTTTGTACAGTACTGGAACTAGGGTTACAGAAGTATGTGGTGTAAAGAAAACAGATATAGACTTTTACAAAGGCGAAGTAGTTGTTTTGGGGAAAGGCAATAAGCATAGAACAACATACCTAAATGCCCGGTGTAAATTACTTTTAAAACAATACTTCGCAATTAGAGATGATGAGTCGGAATATCTTTTTGTAAGCGAAAGAAAGCCACATAAAGTACTCAAGAAAGAAGCAATTGAAAGAATTGTACGAATAATCGGTGAGCGGTCAGAACTGGATAGACCTCTGACACCACATCTATTTAGGCATACTCTTGCGACTCTTATGCTTCAAAGAGGTACGCCGATTACTGAGGTGCAGAAGATTCTTGGACATGTCAACATTAACACGACAATGATCTATGCAAAGGTATCTAATGAAGATGTAAAAGTGTCTCATATGAAATATGCAATATAAGATTAAAATAAAAAGACTCTTTTTGAAGGGAGAAAACGCTATGAGAGGATTGAAACGTCAAAAACAGACAGTGTATTGGTCAAGGGTAACTGAATACCTTGACGGGATAGACACAATCAAAACGTACCAAAAGCCAGAATTACATCACCTCTCCGTATCTGCGACTGCCGGAACGCCAGAGGAATTATCCGCCGGTTATATCCCGGATTATGACAGGTATATCACAAACTTCGACCGCAACTTCAAGCCACAGACTGCCGATGTATTCTGGATTGACCGCAAACCAGAACTGACCGACGCAGGAGAACTTGTTTTAGGTGAAGATGGAGAGCCTGCAGTCCCACCAGATTACCGCCTAAAAAAGATTCTTGATACCCAGAAAGGCAATGTGGCACGATACGGTATTAAGTACACAGGAGATGGCTCAGATGGCGAATAAGACTATCAAAATGGAATTGTCGCATAAATCTATACAGGACACAATAAAGCAGCTCAGAGTGTATCAGAAGTCGCTTGCAAGCAAGAATGAGGAATTTGTCCGCAGGCTGACAGAACTTGGAATCCCGGTCATAGATGAAAACATAGCATTGGCGCAAGGCGATTCTGAAAAAAATCATAACACCTATATCAGAATCAATAACTTTGGTGGTTATTCTCAGGCGACGCTTGTGTGCGAAGGCTCTGACCTTTTGTTCATTGAGTTCGGGTCGGGCATTCACTACAACACTCCGGCGGGAACCAGCCCACATCCAAAAGGACAGGAATTTGGATATACAATCGGTTCATACGGGCAAGGGAACGGAAAGAATGAATCGTGGGTTTATTATTCCGATTCTGGCGAATGGGTACGCTCTTATGGTACTGAAGCCACCATGCCAGTTTATAAGGCAAGCGTAGAAATCATGCAGAGTATTAGAAAAATTGCAAAAGAAGTGTTTGCATCATGAAAGTTAATACCTGATAATACTGAATAATACCTCTGTCTTTGATATACTATAACATATAAAAGCATCTACCTGAGTGGTGGGTGCTTTTTTCATGCAAAAAAACATAGAAAAGGAGAATGTAAGCATGTTAGTAGAAACAATGATTATCAAAAAAGTAGAAACGAGCATTGTCACAAGCCTAGATGTCGCAGAAACTTTTGAAAAAGAACATAAAAGAGTATTGCAGGACATTAGAAATTTAGGATGCAGTGAAGAATTCGGACAGCACAATTTCGTGCTTTCCTCATACACAAGCATCCAGAATAAAAAACAACCTATGTACTGCATGACGAGAGATGGATTTACGCTTCTTGTTATGGGATACACTGGCGAAAAAGCCATGAAGTTCAAAGAAGGATACATTCGCCAATTCAATGCAATGGAAAAAGTTCTTTTGGGAAAAATCAGAGAACGAGACAAAGGCATTGCAGTAAGACAGGCATTGACCAATGCGCTTAAAGAATCACAGGAAAACGAGAGAATGCATGGTCATGCGTATTCAACGTATACGGATATGGTGTACCGAACTTTATTTGGAAGAACCGCAAAACAGCTTCGAGAGGAAAAGGGACTGTCTACAAAAGATAATCTGAGAGATTTCTTGACAGAAGAAGAGCTAAAAGCTGTCCAGTCAAAGGAAATGCTTGTTAGTGGCTTGATTGACTGCGGATGGGGATATTCTCAAATAAGAGATTTCCTTAAGACCAGTCTCAGAATATGCTAGAACAGGCGGGGTGATATAAAATGCCAGACACGATTAACAACCCAGTATCAGAAGTATTTTCTAGGTGGAGTAAAGATATTCAACCAACAGTCGGCAAAGGCAATTTTTCCATGGAAAAAAGCCAGACAATAGCATCTGGTAAAACGAAATACGCCAGATTGTTCATGATGGGGAATCCTACGCAGTCAACAAGTCTCGAAGGTCACGAATGCGCAACAGTTCTTTCGTTTCAAACGGAAAGTTACGCATCTGGGACAAAGGCTTTATCGACTGCATACGAAATCGACAGCAAAAGTCATCAGGCTATGGTTTCGATGGGCTTTCGCCGGACATACGGACCGGAAGAAGTCGCAAATTCCGAAAAGAGTTTCAAACGAATCATAAGCCGGTACAGTAGAATTTACACCGGGCAATTATTGGAAGCGTAACAGCTTCTATTTTTTTATACCAAAAAAGAAAGGAGAGTGTCCTATGAGTAAAGATAAATTACAATGGCTGAAAGCTGCAGGAATCAGAGCTGTTAAGACAATTGCTCAGACAGCAGTTGCGACAATCGGAACCGCGACAGTCCTTGGAAGCGTTGACTGGAAGATGGTCGTATCTGCGTCCGTTCTTTCCGGCGTTTTATCCTTGCTTACATCTGTAGCAGGGCTTCCAGAACTGAAAACAGGCACAGATGAATAGAAAGGACGGTGATCCTTTTATCTCCCGGATGCAGGGTTACGCATCAGAGCCATGTGGCTCTTTTTTATTGTGATTTTATAGCTGAAAAGCAGAAAGGAGCCGAATATGGCAGAAAAAGGAAATATAGCAGGCGTAAGTACCGTTGGTTCGCTTACTGGATATGCAGTCGAAACAACAGCAGGTACTAAACCGACAACATTTAAACTTCTTCACAGAATCAATGCTTCTGATGAAATCAAAATTGACGTGGAGACAATCGACGCTTCCGCACTTGAAGATGAAGTCGAAAGAACTATTGCAGGACGTGGTTCTACAGGTGGTACATTCAACGTAACTGTGAATGTAACTGATGAAACTATCACTGAATGGGAAACCTTAATCAGCGAATATAAAACAGGAAAAACAGATGGAAAATCTATGTGGTATGAAGAATATTTCCCGTCTCTTAAGAAAGCATTCTTCACAAAAATCGAGCCACCGACAATCATTCCTAAACCGGCGAGAGATCAGAATGGCCTGTTAACCGTTGAAATGTCTCTTACTATCAATGAATATGTCGGCCCGAGTGAAGCAGTAGTTCCAACTGACAGCGGCCTTTAAACACATTTGGGAGGACAAATAATATGTATAAAGTTTTAAAAATCGGCGGCAAAGACTACAAACTTGAATATGGAATTGAAGCATCACTGTTTGATGATTGTGTGAAATCCGTAATGAATATGCTGGTTTCCACAAGCGGTGGAACGGACAGGAGTCTTAAGGAAATGGTTTCTGGAATGAGTAGTATTCCAAATACTGCACTCAATGCGTTCTATGCCGGATTACTTCAATATCACGGCAACCATTCTGACGGTGATGGCACTGTCCCGGACTTAGATACCGCCAAAAAACTTGCAACACAGTATATGACCGAACATAAAGATGATGAGCAGGGTAACTTCTATGGCCTTTTCGCCATGTGCATTGAACAGATGGAGGAAGATGGTTTTTTCAAGTTAACCGGTCTGGAAACCTTCATGGACAACATGAATGCGGCAATGGACTCTGTGAAAGCGAAGAAAGCGCCGAAGAAGCCAACAGATCACCTGAAAAAAGCTACAGTGAAATAATCTGGGATGAATTATATCCAATGGCTGTGCGCATTGGGATGTCAAAAAAAGAATTTCTTAGGAGCACTCTTAAGGACCTGAGAATCCGTATAGAACAATATGGAATCTTAAAGAACGAAGAAATTCAGTCGCAGTTGATAAACATGGACTATCAGTCGTGGCTGACCGGATTGTACGTGAAAACAAGTGTTTTGTGTACATTGTTCCCGAGAAAGGTTAGCTATCCGAGCAAACCAATTACGCAGGAAAAACAGAATAATTGGGTTGAACACAATCCAGATATGCCAAAGAAATCAGAAGCAGAACTAAGACAAGAAGAACGTTACTACGAACTTCTTATCAGGCAGGCAAATGCAAATATATCTGAAATAGGTAATGAAAAGGGCAAGCAGGATGAATAGTAGTCTTGCTTGCCCTTTATTTTTTTTGAAATAAAGGAGGTGCTTATATGCCTGACAACACAATAGACAGCCTTGCGATAGAGGTCAGCAGTAACGTATCAAATGCAAGTAAATCCATTGATGATTTATGCAATAAACTGAATCGCCTGAGCAGTCGTATGTCTGAGAGCATCAAGTATCTCAGAGACTTTTCAGCTTCCGTCGGTACGGTCAACTCTGCTGTTCAAGCACTTAAATTGGACAGGCTTGATTTATCAACGATAAACAGTCAATTGCAACAGTTTACGCAGTCCATGAGTGCGCTCGGTAGCCTGAACTTGAGAAACAACGGATTAAACTCATTCGTAAATGCAATCCGCAGATTGAACGAAACATTAAATTCCACAGGTGATGTGTCTGGAAAGATTCAGAGCATGATTTCTGAGCTATCCACGCTTGGCAGTATTCCAGACGTATCAAACAACGTGAACCGGTTTATTTCTTCGTTGGCAAGATTGGCGAATGCAGGCAGCTCTATTGATGCAGTTACATCAAAACTTCCAAATCTTGGTGAAGAACTTAGAAAAATCATAGTTTCATTCTCTGGAATAGGTAATATTTCTCAGCCAATTAATACATTTGTTCAGTCAATATCTCAGTTGGCAAATGCAGGAGATAAAACCGGAAAGACAGCAACTCAGCTTAATGATCTGGCAAATAGCCTAAAATCATTCTTCCAGACGATGAGTACCGCTCCTAGAATCAGTAGCAGTACAATTCAAATGACTCAGGCTGTTGCTCAGTTGGCAAATTCTGGGGCGAATGCCGGTAGAGCGGCAAGGTCTACTGCAAGTGCATTTTCAGGATTGGGACAGGGTGCGGCCACTTCGACAGGAAAGGTCAGAAAACTTGCAAACGCCGTTGGAAGTGTAGGAAGCAAGGCAAAGAAAAGTTTGCCTAGCATCATGTCTCTGGTGGCAAAATTCTGGACGTTGAAATTTGTTGTTGGAAAATTTGGAAGCGCAATTGAAAGTTCCATGAATTTTCTCGAAGATTACAACTACTTTCAAGCGGCGTTTCGTCAGGTAGCAGATAAAGCAGGAGAAACTTGGTCAGAGGCAGGCTATGATTCTGCGGAAGCTTATGCAAATTCATTTAGTAATAGAGCTAGAGAACTTACATCCAAAATGTCTGGGTTCGATGTTTCCGATAATGCGATTTTGACCGCAAATAAATCAGGTAAATCACTCGGTATGGACCCGTCCATGCTCTTGAATTATCAAGGCCAGTTTGCACAGTTGTCGTCCTCCATGGGAACAACTTCTGAACAGGCATTAAAACTGTCGAATGCACTGACTATGATCGGTGCTGACCTTGCATCTGTTAAGAATCTTGATTTTAGCACAGTTTATGAGAACTTATCCTCTGGATTAGTAGGTATGAGCCGTGCTGTAGACAAATATGGTGCAAACATTCGTGTGGCAAACTTACAGCAATATGCGGCAAATCTTGGTATACAAACGTCTGTTTCTAATATGGACCAGGCAAGTAAGGCAATGCTGAGAACGATAGTAATACTGGATTCCACCCGGTACGCATGGGCGGATATGGCAAATACGATAAATATGCCAGCCAACCAGTTACGTATACTTCGTGCAAACTTAGTATCCTGTGCCAGAGCATTAGGTAACATCTTTATGCCTGTAGTTGCGGCAGTGCTTCCATACATCAATGGTCTTGTGATCGCATTCCAGAGACTTTTGACATACATTGGTTCGCTTCTTGGAGTTGATACCAAAATCGGAAAAATGTTCGGTTCTATCGGTGGTGGAAGTGAAAATCTCTCGAATGCACTTGATTCCATAGACGATTCTGGAATTTCGGACGTAAATGATGCTACAAAAGATACAGACAATAATCTGAAAAATGCAACCAAGAGCGCAAAAAAATTAAAACAGTTCCTCGCATCCTATGATGAACTTGAAATTATGAGCAAAGACGATAGTTCTCTGTCAGACCTTGCAAATTCTAAAATTAAAACGCCAAAAATTGACACATCTGCAATTGATGCAGGAATCCTCAACGATGCACTGGATAAACTTTTGAACGAATACCAGAAGAAATGGGATGCTGCCTACAACTCCATGGAAAACAAGGCTATGGCGTTCGCTAATAAGGTCACAGACACATTTAAGAAACTTGCAAAAGCCGCAGAACCTACCACAAAAGCACTGAAAAATCTTTGGAACAATGGATTGAAGCAGCTCAGAGATTTCACATGGACAGCATTAAAAGATTTCTGGAATCATTTTTTAGTTCCGCTTGGCAAGTGGACGCTTGGGGAAAAAGGATTACCACGACTAATCAATGCTTTTAACGATTTTCTTGTGAAAATCAACTGGGACAAAATCAATGCTTCCCTTGTACAGTTATGGGGTGTATTAGAGCCATTTGCTGAGAATGTCGGAACTGGCTTACTTGATTTCTTCGATGATTTCTTTGACAAGGCGGCAGATGGAGTTAATAAACTTCCTGATCTGATTGACAGGTTCAAAGAGTTTATCGCAGCATTCTCACCGAAGCAAGCACAGTCTATCGGATATTTCCTCGGACAGCTCCTGACAGCTTTTGTAGCATTTAAAGGGCTTACATGGTTTGGAAGTATTTTCGGTAAAGATGGAGCGATAGGCAAAGGAATCACCATGTTAGCAACGCATCCATATGCTTCGATAGCGGTAGGATTAGGCCTTACCGTTGCTGCACTTGATAAATTTGGAGTAATTGATGTTGATTGGGACGGGTTATGGACAAGAATCGGGAATCTCAAAGACGTAATTGTGAATTTCATCAAAAACATTGATTGGGATTCGTTAATAAAAACAATCGGCGATGTATGGGATGTATTCCAGCCATTTGCTGAAGGATTCGCAGATGGATTTATCAGCTTTTTCGATATAATGCTGAACGATATTGGTGCCCCACTGATTAATACATTAGTAAGCGTCTTAGATGCTTTCGCAAAAGCCTTAGGAAAGCTTGACGATAAGCAGATAGAAGCTCTTGGCGAAGCTCTAGCACGGTTTTTTATTATAAGGGGAAGCATTAAGTTTGCCCGAAATATATACAATGTAGTCAGTTCTATCAGCGCACTCAGAACAATCTTCGGTGGGTTAGGAACGGTTCTTTCCACAGCCAGTGGTGCATTGCAGACATTCTTTGGCTCTGGACTTGGTTCTACGCTTGCGGCAGGATTCGCAGACAGCATGGTTGTCTTAGGAACTGCAATGGCAGGTTTCAACCTCGGAAAGTGGATAAGTGTTAATCTGTTCGGCGGCGAAGATAAAACTTTTGGAGAGTTTTTGGAAGATAATGTATTCGGATATCAAAAAGGAGATTTTACCGGTGCTATCAACGAATGGATGAAAGATATATTCGGAGTCGGTAATAAACTTACAGAGGATGATTTAAAGGTATTTCAGGAATATGAAGATGCTATTCTAGGTTTGGTTCACGCAAGCCAGATTTCAGGCGAACAAGCATATCCTTTATTAACATTCCTTTCCGAATTGAAAGATAACGGATATAGCACAGAACAGGCGTTGTTTGAACTTGAACTCAAACTCAATAATCTTGGAGTTTCATCAGAGGACTTCGAGAATGCGATAGCAGGAGTAAACAAACCAGTCAAAGACCTTGGAGATACAGCGGAAACATCCTCTAATCAGTTTTCAAATATGGCTGATCGGATTAACAATGTGTCGTTTGAGGATATCTCAGAACAGCTTACAGGATTCCAGACGCTTATCCAGACCGTTGACTTTGCAACTCTGGTAACAGATACGGCAAACGCAATTGATGAGATGGGCGGCATCTGGGAAAATGGAAAACAGATTCTCGGAGAAAAAGCATTACAGATTTATCAGGAAATTTCAAAGGGATTAGAACCGGATGATAACGGCTACTATACTTTAGCAAACGGACAGATGGTGCAGTTTGGAAAAGGTATTTCTGATTATGAAAGCACTCTACAAAGTACAATGGATTCAACTTTACAGGGGGCAATCAACGGCGTTCTGGATAACAATTCTGGTTTTGAATTAGTCACAGAACTCGGAAAGAATCAGATTCTTGCCGTAGGTAGTGGGATTGAGCAAAACGGCAGTAAAGTCACTGAAAAGCTTAACTCAACAATTCAATCATCTGCGAAAGGTGCAGAAGAAACTGCGAAATCAAGCGGCAAAACCCTTGGAAGCAACATTGCAGAGGGATTACAGACTGGAATTAACGGGAAGAAAGAAAGCACAAAGACTTCGATTCTTGATCTAATGAATAACAGCGTAAAAGCCCCTGCACAGGAAGCAGTAGACTCCCATTCTCCGTCCAGATGGTTCAAGCAGCTTGCAGAGTACTGCGGTCAAGGATTCCGAAACGGATTAGAGCCGGGCTTTTCTGCGTCGTTCACATGGTTCGGAAGAATCCGAAGCAGAATCAGCAATTCCATTGGAAACCTGTATAATATCGGTTGGAACTCTATTATTGGCTTAAATAATGGAATTGTAGGCGCGGCACAACAGCTTTATGCAAATGTGCAAAAAATCGCACAAAATATATCAAATACGTTCCGCAAAGTTCTTAAGATTCATAGCCCGTCGCAGGTAATGATGGAACTCGGTGGATTTACCGTTGAGGGATTCCAACTCGGTATGCAGAATATGCTTCCGAAAGTTGAATCCACCATCAATGATATAAGCGCCGAAGTGCAAAAAATTAATACACCAACCGCAGACATTATCACAAAGAGTGCATCCTATCAGGAAGTAAAGAGCAGAATGTCAGTTGATACAGATGATTTTGTGGATGATATTCGAAAGGAAATCATGGCAATCAGCAGTAACACGTTCGACAACAACCAGATGATCGGGCAGGCGGTCAAAAGCGCCCTGAACGGCATGGCAATCTATGCAGACGGACATCTGATTGGATATCTGAAAGAAGAAAATCAGCAGTTCAGAAACCGTAATGGCTACGGAATATTTGAAGGGTAGGTGATAGAATGAGTGACTTTATTGCGGGAAGTAGTTTCCAAGGTTATTTTTTAAAGTTCGGGGGAAGTGTTCTCTCGAACAAATTCTTAGCCTACGATGATTATTCCGCAACCCCGAATCAGCGAACAGAGATAGAAGCATACAGGGACTTGAACAATCTCTTGCATAGGGACACAAGCCCGAATTTTAAGACTAAAATAGACTTCAACACGCGCCCTATGTGGTTACCAGATAAAATTGAGATGCAGTCTGTTTTCAAAGCAGGCTTAGTCAATAAGGCACAGCGGAAATACAAAGTTACATACTGGGACGATGAAGAAAACACCTACAAAACAGGTGTTTTTTATATGCCTGATATTGAGTATAAACCTATCAGAGTTGTAGGAAATAACATTTTGTACAATAAAATCAGAATTGCACTGATCGAATACTAACAACCAGAGTGCATGGGTGTCACAGCTCATGTGCTCTTTTATTTTATAGACGGGAGGATGATTATGGCAAATACAGTATCTTTTGACAGCTTATTGAATACGACGGCCGGAATGACTGCTGTTGTTAACAACACGAAACACGACGATGATGTAGTTAACGTCACAGGCGTTGATTGGTTTACTTATGCGGGCAAGACTGCAAGCACCATATACGTTTCAGGGAACAATTTCATTGGATTTGGGCAAAAAGCCGAACAACTCAAAATCTGGCGCAGGGATGGTGCGGTTTATTATGTGTACCGGCAGGAAGGAACACTTACGTCGGGAAAAAGATTCCTCAAAATCAGGGTTGAAGGATATGTATATTATTCAAGTACATCTTCATCATATGCGCTGAAATACGAAGTATTCTTGATAGAAGGACAGACATTATTTATCAATGTCGTTCAGAGACCTACAAGCAGTTCATACACTGGTACATCGTCAATCACCGACGGTAAAGCCACAACAACCCTAACTCTTTCCGTATCTTCTACGGTTCCGGTTTCAATTCTGGTAAAGAACGCAGGTGTATCACAGAAAGTCAGCTATGAGAAGTTTGTTGACAAATATGTCACTGGAATTACTGTGTCAAAAATGCCAGATAAGACCACGTACTATCAGGGCGAATTATTTGACAGCACAGGCCTTGCAGTGTCTCAAACATACAATGATGGAACATCAGAAACCATCACCAATTATGAATTATCAGGATTTGACAGCAGTTCCGCAGGTACAAAGACCATAACCGTTACTGTATCTGGCAAAACCACAACGTTTGAGATTACCGTCTCAGAAGCTTCTATTACCACCATATCAGTAACGACTATGCCAAGCAAGGTAAATTATCACATAGGAAAAGAATTTGATTCTACAGGCATTGTGGTTACGGCAACGGCAAGTGACGGAAACACTATAGATGTCACAAAAGATTGTACATATTCTGGTTTTGACAGTAGTTCTCCAAAGCAATGTGAAATTACAGTTCATTATGGCAGTTTCACTTGTACATTTGAAGTTACTATTATGCAACCAGAAAGAATCTCGGACATATTTTGTCAAGGCAAATATTATTTTGTCGGTGATGCATTAGATCTTAAGGTATATTATATAACTGTAGAATACTCAGACGGCTCAGAGGAAGTGACAAGCGGATACACAATTGAAAATAAGGCGCTTTTGGAAGCCGGTGTAATTCCTATTAATGTAGAATATTTTGGCGTGGCAATTACGTCAAATGTCACAGTATACAGTTCTCTTTTGATACATATCGGTTCTCCGAATTACGAAGATGTGACAGCTGAATTCGACATTGATGCAAATACTTTAACCATATCTGGAACTGGAAAATTCACATATAGTTTATCTAATAGTTTAGAGAAATCCGACATTTCTATCCCTGACAGCTTATATAAAAGATGTACAAAAATGGTTTTTGGAGACGGAATCACTGGCATTAGGAGCGGATTTAGTTCCTCATTCAAAAAATTGGAAAGCATTGTTTTTTCAAACACGATCGCAGAAATCGAACGTGGAAATTTTTCAATATTTTTAGGAACTAAACTTGAATTTCCGTCATCAATTAAAACGATTCTAGGAGGCGTGTTTTACTCTTGTCCTAATCTAACAGAACTACTTTTTCATGATGGCTTACAAACAATTGAGGGCGGCACATTCAATGAGTGTCCAAAATTAAAAAACATTGTTTTTCCAACGTCGTTGACTTCGTTATCATCCGGTGCTTTTTCAGGGGCGACAATAGATAATGTTGAAATCGGAAATGCAGATTCCATATTCAATTCATCCGGTATTTTTATTCCAAATTGCAAGAATTTGATAATTCGCGGCGGAACTATTGACGGAACAAATGGAACGAAATTGCTTTCTGCGCTCGAAAATCTTACGCTAAAAAGCACGGTTAAATTTACCGGAACATCACATTTTACACCATGTTCTAGTACTTTAAAAACAGTTACCATTGAAGACGGAATAACAGTAATACCAACATCGTGTTTTGCGAACTGTGGGAAAATCACGGAAATTACTATTCCTGCAAGTGTTATAAACATTGGAGATAATGCGTTTTACAATACTTCACTTAAAAATCTGGTAATTCCTGACGGCGTTCAAACTATTGGCGCTCAGGCGTTTCGCGGAACACAACTTACAAACGTGTCTATTCCTGCAAGCGTTACGGTCATTTGGGAAAATGCTTTTAACACGCCTGTTACAACAAATATCACACTGAACAAAAAAACAAATGAAATCTCTGGTTCACCGTGGGGAGCATCTGGCACAATCACATGGTTAATTCGGGCAACCAGACTTGAAGTTACTCATATGCCAACCAAAGCCAGATATTTCGTAGGCGAAACTTTTGACAGCGCAGGACTTGTAATTGCTGCATACTACAACGATAATACGTCAGAACAAGTAACAGGATATACCTTATCAAGCCCGGATATGTCAGTATACGGAAATAAAACTGTAACGGTTACATTCGATGAAAAGACCGTGGATTTCAGTATTCTTGTGGTAGACATTTCTGGAATCGAAGTAAAAACTATGCCTGTAAAAACCGAATATCCGAAAGGAGATGTATTCGACGCAACTGGATTGTCAATCCTTGTTAAATATACTGATGGCACATCAGAAACAAAGACAAGCGGATTTGAAATATCTGGATTTGATAGTTCTTCTGTTGGCGAAAAAACAATCACAGTAACCTACAAAACACATACCGATACTTTTAAAGTAACCGTATACGATCTTTCCGGAATAAGAATCACAAGTTTTCCATCCAAGGTTTATTACAAAATCGGAGAAGCATTCGACCCATCGGGTCTTACCGTTGCAGAAGTAAGACAGGATGGAACCGAGAAAGAAATTACAGATTATGATATTTCTGGCTTCGATAGTTCTACCGCAGGTTCTAAGACCATCACAGTTTCTTATAATGCCACAGTCAACGGAACTTCCAAATTTGTTGGTTCCGACAGTTTTCAAATTAAAGTCACGAACGACGGAAAAAACCCATTTGATGATAGCTCAAGTGGTGGTTCTGGCGAAGTTGAAGAAGAAAAAACTGAACCAATCAATGTTACAGTACACTGGATTAACGGCGAATTTGCTGACCTTACAAATGAAAATATCGACCAGAATACGCTTACTTTGCAGGAGTCTATTTGTTCTGAAAGCTATTTCATTTTTGGCGGCTGTGTCTGTAATCAGATAACGTTTCAGGCTCACCACGACCAGTTTAACGGTACCTCGGAAGAGTTTTATCCGCATGGAAAAATTGAAGTTTACGTCGAGAAAAAAGGAACAAAAATCAAAATTTTCACAGGTGAAATCGACAGCGCAGAGCGAAAAGCAAACTCCTTGACACGTAATTTTATCGCATACGATTATCTGTATAAATTACGAAATACTGACATTGCACGTTGGTACAAAAACCAGACGACTGATAAAAAGAAAAAGCTGACTCAAAAGCAATTCAGAGATAAATTATTTGAGTTTTTGGGACTTGAGCAAGTTAGTACAAAACTGCATTGGGACGATGCCTATGTGCCTGATACGAATAATTCAAATGAAATGAACGTAGTAAATATTCTGAAAGATTTATGCTTGCAGAATGACCGTTTTGGTTGGATGAACAGGGACGGCAAGTTTGAGTATCTGAAACTTCGCCAGAACAGTTACAGATACGGGCAGACCACCGGTAATCAGAACATTTATAAATACTACAATAACGAAGAAGTACATCTTGATACATTCAAGAGTTTTACCGCAAAAGAGGGCAGAATCTGGTTCCCGAATATTATATTTTGTGGCCCCGACCCGAATAGAGCCTTTGGCTTTACGCAAGGCGACTATACAGCGCAAGAAGCGTATGATAACAACGTTTATTACAACAGAAATAGCTTCTTTGTAGGAAATGAAGACTGGCTGAATTATGTTTGGGATGCTGATGAATATGGCGGTATTTCAAGGGCTGAACCGATTATGAAAATCTGCTATGGCGTATTCGTAAATCAAGATTTACGGAAATATTACCGTGCGCAGGGATATACCGCCGATGTTCAGGGAAACCCACTGAACATGGTTGGACAGGCAGTCGAACTCTACTATAAGAAGCAGATTCAGCACGACGATCAGGAGCCTACAGAACTGCAATGGTACGTTCATTCATACATCATGAGCAGGACACTCAAAATCGGCGCTACAGACATGATTGACACCTATTCTGCCAATAATGCACCGTTCAACAGCAATAGCCGACAACTTGGAAAAGACACGCCTGAGATATCCGCAACTGTCAACCGCACCCGATCAGAAATGCCGACAATCAGTTATGCAGAATTTACGGACGGTTCGGATTCTGAATTTTCACCGGCAATGATTGATGATTTTACGGACGGTTCTGGCAATTCTGGTAGTACTTCCGGGCAATTAAAAAAGGCACAATTAAGGTGCATAAAGCGAATCAAAAAAGCCGATTATGACGCTCTTGTAGCCGCAGGAACTGACCGGTCAGATACATTGTATTTCACATTCGAGGAGAAATGATAGGATGATATATAAGGCATTTTTGAACAGACAGGAAATCACTGGGTTTCCTGTCAAAGGAAAGGACACAACGAAGATTTATGGCGGTGATATTTTACTATGGGAAAAGTCCGGGATACCCCCAATGAAAGAAATTTGTGCTGTAAGAACAGTGTGGACACATGTCGACTATGACGGCACTCAATATCCTTGTGAATGTGAAATTTCTGTTCGTAATCAGACCGAAGATGGAAAAATATATTTCACAGATATCGAAAAAGCCGGAATATATGTCAAACAAGAAAGCCCTACGAGGCCTGGCGGTTCATATTATGAATCGGCATGTATTATGTTTAAAGCAAAAAGGGTTCCTAACAGTACGTTGCAGTATATTAGCCAGAAAAATGTATTGTACACGTTAAGAATGAGAAATATGAAAGGAGAGCTTCTTGACGAAACCATTAGTTGGGAAATGAGTTATAATAGTGCGAAAGGGAACGGGAATATATTTGGTGTTGGTACCTCATATAGTGATGGAACATTTGAGACTCCACCACGACCTTTGAATTATGGACCTGGTCCTTCAGCTACCGCCTTTCCTGCAACAATATATACATCAGGAAGCGGTGCATTCAAATCGGCAGAAGATGTTCTTAAATATATGCTTGAAGAATAGATACATTTAGTACAATAAGCACTAATTTCATCAAATAAGAACCCCAAAACTGCAAATAAGAGCGCATTTTCCAGAAAAACCGAAATAAGCCCTTATTTGCCCAAATAACCTCAAAATTTCAGTCCCGAACGTACTAAAATGTAACTATATTAAAAATAAAAAATGAATAATTTGTAAACGTAAATTTTATTTGTTTTCAGAATAAATCAATCATCTGAGAAAATAATAAAATTCAGAAATAAGTATTCTGTCAACGAGCAATTTTCGTTTACATAATATCTCAATGTAACGTTACAATAACGTTACCAGTAACGCAATGTAACGCAATAGAATAAGAATAAGAAATAGAATAAGAATATAATTAATATATATACGAGATATATATTAATCGTCGAATAAGCGCTATTCGACCATGACATTCTTAGTTCGTTTCAGCCCAAAGCAAACCATTTCCATTAGTAACCTTGTATTTGACTCATATAGCGATTTTATGTGCGATTCGATAAAATCCTCGAATAACATATAAAAATTGATTTTAGGGGCAAATACGGAGCTTACAAGGTGTGTTTAACAGAAAGGAGCAACGTGATATGACAAACGAACAGAAAACAGTTCTCAGGAAGATTATTTATGCAGTCGAAACCGGTGGACAGGTTTACGGACAACAGGATTATTCGGACTTCACGGAAGCCTATACGAATAACTCAGATGAACACGCAATTACAATCGGTGCAGGAGCGTGGTACGGAACCGAAGCCAAGGCACTTTTGGAACGAATTTACGATGCCGACCCGGAACAGTGGGAGAAGATAGACGAAGTCAGACTTTTGGAACAAGTTCAGACCGCTAATTGGGAATGCTTCAATATTTCCAGAATATCACAACTTGCCGACACTATAGTTGCCCTTATTTCGTCCGATTTGGGCGTTAAATGCCAAGATAGCCTTATGGATGAACAATTAGCCATCTATGCAGACGAAGCCATTAAACAGGGCGTTACGGACGCTAGAGCGCAAGCCATGTGCGTGAACTTTAGACATCAAGGCGGGCAGGGGGCGGTAACACGGATTCTGGCAAAGACCCAGAAGCCATATACGCTCGATAATCTCTATGCAGCCTGCCAGACGGACGCAGGGAATCAGGTAGGAGCATATAAGGACAGACAGAATTTTGTTTATGACGCACTAAAAACATATTTTCCAGAAAGTGAGGAGACAGGTATGAACGCAATTGATAAATTAATCCAGATCGCAAAGAATGAAGTTGGGTATCTTGAAAAGGCAAGCAATAGTCAGCTTGATAGTAAGACAGCAAATGCCGGAGAAAATAATTACACAAAATACTGGCGAGATATTAAGCCGGATTATCAAGGGCAGCCCTGGTGTGCTGCATTCGTTTCGTGGTGCATGATGAAAGCATTCGGATTAGACGCAGCAAAGAAACTTTTGAAACACTGGCCATACGTTTACTGCCCAACAATGGCGGATTTGTTTACTCTGAACAGCAATCCAAAAGTCGGAGATATTGTTATTTTTTATCGAAATGGCACATTTACACACACCGGAATCGTAATAAAGGTATCAGGAGATCGGCTCTGGACAGTCGAAGGAAATACTTCTGGTAGCTCTACAATTATCACAAATGGCGGTGGTGTATGCCAGAAAAATTACTACAACAGCAACCTTCCGGGAACAAAATTCTGCACTCCAAATTACAGTTTAGTTAAAAATACAACGTCAGTTTTAGACTCAGATACGGCCAAAAAACAGAACACCAGAGCCTACATTGCACAGTTAAAAAAGGACACAAAATGTTATACAAAATCAAACAAAAACAGCCCGTCAAAGATGTTTCCAAAACTGAAAAAAGGTGCAGTTATAGAGGTGATGAAGTACACAGAAACCGACAGTTCAGGGCTGAAATGGTACTTCATCCGCATCCCTTATCCGAACGATGATGGGTTCGTTTTTGAATTTATTCCAAAAGGAACATTCACCAGAATTACAGATATTTCTAAATGACAGTTGTAATATGACTTTTATAATGCTATAATAAAACGTGTTCGATATAGTAGTTCGTATTGAAACCCCTTTTATTTATTAAGTGTTGACAATGAGAATGACCGCCAATTACTCCTTCCCGGATTGGCGGTCATTTTTCGCTGTCAGCTTATGTATTTTTCGTACTTTTCTTTAATTTCCTTTGCCCCATTCTGTCTTATCTGGACAATGTCCCCAGAATCCATAATGAAATTATCACCCGCCGACTGAATGTGATCCATGTTCACCAGATAACTCTGATGGCAGCGCAAGAATCGTTTATCAGACAGTTTTTCTTCCAGATCATTCAGCTTGCAAGTGGTCACGAAACATCGGTTATTTGTCGCAAAAATATGGCAAACTCTTGCCTGACTCTCGACGTACTCAATTTCATCGTATTTGAGCCGGTTTATCTGCCTACGGAACTTAAATGTAAATGTCTCGTCCTTCATCTGCGACAGAATCTCGTCAATAGCCCGGTATATTCTGCCGTATTCCTTACCCTTGACCGCATACTGCATAGCACCGACGTCAAATGCTTCTTGCAGATGAGAATCGTCGGCTGTCCAGAATATAATCTTTCCATCATATCCAATATCTCGGAGCCGGTTCGCAATCTCCAAACCGTTCTCATTTTCCAGAATCATATCCAGTACAATTACATCGTACCATTTACCCTCTTTCACATCTTCAACAAGCGGATAACCTGCCGAATACTCGTTGATTTCATAGCGATAATCTCTTTTGCGCCGTAAGAATCCCGATACGCACTCTTTAAACAAGTCAACTTCAAGCTGGTTATCGTCACATATGGCTATTCTCATATGCGCACCCTCCTTTCGTAGTCTCAATTTGTCAAAATACGCCATGATTTTGACAGTACACACATTTTTCTTTTTGTTTGTGGTATTATTGTCCCACAAACAAAGTGTAGCACTTGAAATTGTTAGTGTAAAGCATTAAAGTTTGACATAATTCGCAAAATATGGTTTCTGTGTCCGGGAGGATGTGTGGATAGAGAGACTGCCTGCGAGAACGACAGGCAAAAGAAAGAGGGGCGGTTGCCCCTCTTGTTTATTTCGCTAAATATAAAACTGAAACAGTATCTATTTTTACGCACATTCCATTCTCTAACGGTAGATTCCCAATTTCACTGGAATACAAAGAATTAATGCTTTCTAAGTCAGAACCAAGACTTTCTTTATATTTTTTTGAAGCGACATGGTATTCTTCTGAATGTTCGTAATCATCATTCTTATAATCATCGTAGCTGTCATATACGCTGATAATTCCTGCTCCGTCGGTTATTGAAAAGGTGTACTTTCCGGCAGGAATATCTTCGCCAATAATATAAACACCTGGATTTAGCCTGCCGGTATCATCAAGAGATTCGTTTTCCTGAGAATCAGAATTTTCACTTTCTACATCTTTTAAAACAGCTTCTTTTAATTTAGTTCCGTCTGAAAGGCGCGTAATTGACAGTGAATCATCCCAAATTGAGCAAGCCAGAGTATCATTTTTGAAATTCCAAACGTTTGTTAGAACTACTCCATCATAACCACTTTTATAGAAATCGTCAGTAACATAATCATAATCATACCAATCCTGCTGAGATGCTTCCGACAATACACTGGAAACCTTTGAAGCAAATGAGCCAACTTCATCATCTGGCACGTTCTCACTTATAACGACGCTTAGATGCAAGGATTTAGTGTTTTTGTCAATCACACATTCAGATGCTTCGACAAACCCATCTTCGCCATTGATCTTATTAAGCATTTCATTAATGTTGTCAAAGGAAGTAGCACTGGCATTGACAGGCGAAATGCATAAAAAAGCACACATCGTTATAATTCCACAAACTCTCTTTTTCATAAAATCCTCTTTTCTGCTAAAAAAATCTCATATACTGCACTGCAATAAAAATTACTTCAATGATTCCGACAATAATTCCGAACCATGAGCCAATATGCCTATATTCCTCTTTCTTTGTGCCAATATCTACTAATCCTACAATTGCTCCTGCCAGAGCCAGTGGAAACGACAGGATAATTGGCAATGGAAGAATGAATGCCACACCTGCCAGAATACAGGAAATGACGCTCAGGGTTGAATCTTTCTTCTTTTCGCCTTTGCTCATACAATCCCCTCCCTTGTTAAAATTTTATAATATTATACCACCTCATACAAACTGTGCATAGTAAAATATCAAAAAAGTAGATTATTTTTGCAGAAAAACTCCCTGATTTTGCACTTCCCAGAAAAATTACACAAGTGTGTGCTATAATGCGTGATATATTTTTAGAAAGAGTTGGTAGTAATGGAGAAGAACAGATACAGGATAGTCGTATTCATCCTGATATTTTACGAAATATTCTGTGCGGTGCATATACCGTCACATGATATAGCAGAACGCCACCGCAGAGATGTGCAGATTACAAAAGAAGCTGCGAAACAAATTTATTCCGCCCAGATGCAGGAGTTGAGCGAGATCAAGGAAATTTGCAATGTCGGATGCTGTATTCACGAAAGCACAATTTGCTTTGAGATTACGAAGTTTGCCTACGAAATAACAAAAGTCCATGTGTATATTTGGCAGTTGCCAAGAGGGAATATCGGTGGTATAATGATGAAAACGAACTAATGTTCGGTTCTGTTTCCCACAAGCCGGGCATATACTGTTATCAGGAGACTGCTGATCGGAGGTATGATTGTATGGATTATAGGAAAGAAATCATAAAAATGTTAGGAGAGATTGAAAATCAAAAGATTTTACGCTATATTTATATTATTATAGCCGATATTTATAATGATTTGCGGAGGTGAGACACATGAGTAAAACTTTATTATATTCTGAAGAAGAACAAAAGAAAATAATCGCAAAAATGGAAGACCCATCAAATAAAACGGGTCTTCCACCGGCATCGCTTATATACGCATTAATCGACATGATTGGAGTTCAGACAAATATGATTCAATCGTTGCAGGAATCTATTCAGCGGTTGGAACAACAAAACCAATAGAATTTTTAGGACGGTCACTTTCTTTTGGGACTGATGTAAGTAGAAAATTTAATTGACCAATATGCTGAATGAGCGTTGACATTTTGCCATTCACATAGCCTTTAAAAATCATAAGTACGGACTTTTCATATCCGATTTCAGTAACATGCATAGTAACTGTTTGGCCAAAATTAGTAAGCAGAAGTCCTACTTCATGTTCAGAATCAAGTTCTGCTTCAAATTCCTTAATGTATTTACAGAGAATTTCGAATTGCGTATCTGAATATGAATACGTTAAAGGTAGCGGTTCGATGTCCATAGAGTTGACTCGCTCCACGGCATTCCTACAGGCGTTTTCCATTGCTTCATTAAAATAATTTAACATAATACACACCTCACTCACTCAAAAGATTAATCAATTCAATAACATGTTTCTTTTTGGCATCGGACAGCCCGAAGTATTTCTTTAATGCGTCGGACAGTTCGGTGTCTTTTCTTATTCGCGCAATCAAATGTGCAGATTCAACGGAAAAATCTTTTTCTGGCTCTTTCCCTGTCATCAGATAATCTACAGATACGTGGAAGAAATCTGCGATTTTTCGCAAATTTTCAGCATTAGGAGTGCTTTTGTCCAGTTTACTTGCGTATCCCTTTGCGAAACCACATTCAGTTTCTAACGCATTTAATGAAGTTTTCTGTTCTTTACAAAGTATTTTAACTCTTTCTCGTAATGTCATTTTTTTGTTTCCTTTCAATTCTGAAAAAAACGCAAAAATAATACTTGACATTCTGAAAATATCGCTTATAATGTAACTATCGGCACTGAAAATATCGCAACAAAATAAGGACATAACGAATGCCCGAGTTTATTTTTTATGATTTTGTGTGGTAGCTTGATTATAGAATATATTCAGAGGTATGTCAATAATGTTGTGATATTTTCAGTAAAAATATGAAAGGAGGTATCGAATGATGATTTACGACAGGGTGAAAGCCTTGGCAAAAAAGCGAAATGTTTCAATTCGCAAAATCGAAATAGATTGCGGATTTTCGCAAGGTAGTGTTTGTAAATGGAATGAAGTTTCCCCATCTGCTGAAAAAGTGAAAAAGGTCGCTGATTATTTAAAAACTTCGGTAGATGAAATTTTGAAATCCGATTAACAAGAAAAGGAGACGTATGAACGAATTACAGATTTTTAATTCAGAAGAGTTTGGCCAAGTACGAACGGTGGAAATTAACGGAAAACCATATTTTGTAGCAAACGATGTCGCAAAGGCACTTGGATATGTGGAAACTGCAAAAGCAATTCGTACACATTGCAAAGGGGTGTCCGAAATGGACATACCTTCAAAAGGTGGAATTCAATGCATGAAAATCATACCAGAGGGCGATATTTACCGTTTGATTGTGAGAAGCAAACTCCCATCGGCAGAAAAATTTGAGAAGTGGGTATTTGATGAGGTTATTCCATCTATCCGAACAAACGGTGGTTACATTGCCGGACAGGAAACACTCTCTGATGAGGATTTAATGGCAAAAGCTATTTTGGTAGCACAGAAAAAAATCAAAGAGCGCGACCAGATTATTGAACAGCAGAAACAGAAAATCGAAGCTGATAGGCCGAAAACAATCTTTGCAGATGCGGTATCTGCAAGTCACACATCAATTCTTATCGGAGACTTGGCGAAACTTATCTGCCAGAACGGATACCAGATAGGACAGAAGCGGTTATTCCAGTGGATGAGAGACAATGGCTATCTGATGGTTTCTGGAAGTTCACGAAATATGCCGAAGCAGAAATACGTTGAGCAGGGATTATTTGAAATTAAAGAATCCAATGTTCAGAATCCAGATGGCTCTGTCAGAATCACACGCACGACAAAAGTTAGTGGAAAAGGACAGTTGTATTTCGTGAATAAGTTTCTGGGGCAGGGAACCGAAAAGGCAGATGGTGATTGAGCAGGAGATGACAAAATGATAAAAACTGATGAACTTCGAGGAATATTTGCGAAGAATAGAAAATCTCAGACGGACGTTGCCAAAATGCTTGGAATTACGCCAAAAACATTTTATGGAAAGATGCAGAAAGGAATTTTCAACAGTAATGAGATTCAGACAATGATTGATGAATTTCATATCGAAGACCCGATTGATGTTTTCTTTTCTAAAGCAAATTAAGTAGGAGGTGAGAATGTGACAGCATCCAAAATTGAAATTCGTCAAGCAAACGGCGAAAAAGGAATCTTCACAGAAATTTTTGTGGATGGTCGAAAACTCGATGGAGTAAGAAGTTTTGAATTAAAACAGAAGCCCGGAGATTCGATACCAACACTTTCGATAGACTTAAATGCTTTGGATTTATCAATTGATTTGGGAGTACTAAAGATAAATCAAACAGGTGTCGGAGAAATTGAAAGCATTAAATTCAAAGGGAGCGAAATGCCTGTTGAATTTTGTGAGACAGAATAGGCTCCCATATTTCAGAGAGCCATCGGGTTACTTGTCGAGGTTTCTCAGGATTGAACAATCGCTGGCACGATTGCAACATCCTGTAAGGCCTGCGTATCTGCATCTTAATCTGCCTTTAATTGTTTGATAATTTTTATCTTCGAGTGAAGAAGCAGATAGTTGGGTAAATTCAACCTGATAGTTTTTATTCTGTTTGGTACAGAATCCAGAATACATCATTAATCTATACCTCCTTTCATAAGGAGAGTATACCACATAAAAAATCGGAGGGACATAAAAACGGCAAAAGCATTAATCCTGTCAGCTCTGATCGGCGGTATGTCACCGTACCTGCCGTTCTGGAGATTTGACAGTGCATCACAGCCGGTTGCAGTAGCAATCGTAATATTCGCATTATCATTCGTGTTTATTTACCCGGATGAAATTAAAAGAACCGGAGGAAGAGAAAGATGATTGAGACAAAAATGGGAGAAATCACACTTAAAGGCAGTAAAGCAGAATTAATAGCTGACTTAGCGGTTGTCGTTCGAGGAATCAAAGAAACCATTATGGAAGACGGCAAAAAAACAGAGGAATCTGTGAAGCAGGAGATTGACGAAGCGGTCAAAATCGGACTGATGAACGAAGAAGAATTTAAAACTATTCAAAAAGAAAAAATCAAAGAAGTTGTAAAAACATTATTTGATGATTTACTTGGAGGGCTTTTCGATGAAGATAAAGGAGAATGATTTTAATAAAACCGTAGACGAACTATACCAGTTATGCAGACGCGTTCAGAAAGAAACCGGCAGAACGGTAGCATTTCATTTTGCAAACTACAAGATTGGATGCAGCTTACACATCAACATATATAAGAAAGAATCATTAAGAGAGTTTGATATGTACAGCATTGTAGAGGGCGGTTGTCAGCAGGAAGAGAGTGTGAAGAAAGCAACTGACCATTTGAACAAAATTTTGATGGACAACAAACGTCCGTATTGTGAGGGGGATTGCGATGAAGAAAGAAAATAAGATGGATTTCAGAGCAGAGACCGTAGCCGAGGAGTATGCAGAGCTGGTAGGCAGATTAAAGGCATTTGAAGCGTACCTGAACACAACCGAAGCAAATACGTATTTAAAGAAAGAAGTTTGCGCAGCTATACTCGGACTTAATTTGGAGGACAAGGAAAAATGAAATGCTATAAGGGATTTGACAAAGACTTAAAATGCCGTAATTTTCAGTATGAAATCGGCAAGGAGTATGAAGAAGAAAGAGCTGAGATTTGCGATACTGGATTTCATGCTTGTGAAAATCCGTTGGATGTATTTGGATATTATGCGCCGGCTGGTTCCAGATATTGCGAAGTCGAGCTGGACGCAAACGACCAGAAGTCTGATGACAGTAAACGAGTAGGAAAGAAGATTTCTATTAAAGCAGAAATCGGAATTGCCGGAATTATTAAAGCCGGTGTGGAATACATCAAAGATCAGGTTAACTGGGACGATGATAAAAAGTCCAACACCGGAGACCAGTCAGCGGCAACCAACACCGGAGACTGGTCAGCGGCAACCAACACCGGAAACCGCTCAGCGGCAACCAACACCGGAGACTGGTCAGCGGCAACCAACACCGGAGACTGGTCAGCGGCAACCAACACCGGAAACCGCTCAGCGGCAACCAACACCGGAGACTGCTCAGCGGCAACAGTAGAAGGAAAAGAAAGCGTTGCAATGGCCATTGGATACAATTCTAAGGCTAAAGGTTCACTTGGATGCTTTATTGTACTGGCAGAATGCAAAGAGATGGGCGGCGAATACCACATCGTAGATGTAAAAAGTGCAAAAGTTGACGGTGAAAAGATTAAGCCAGATACATTCTATAAACTCATTAACGGCGAATTTGTAGAAGCAGATAAAGAGTAAGAAAGCCCTGCGGGTACCACCATACCGCGCAGAGCCGCGTATCTAACTTAATTTGGCTAAGTTAAATACAGGGCAAGTATAACACACCTTCCTGTATTTATCAATAAATAATTTAGGAGGGCATTTTTTATGTCTAAAACACACATCCAGAACACAGAAACACCAACACTTGCAAGTGAGATTATTTCCGACCTTGAGAAAGAAAGACAGAAACTTAAAGCCGAAAACAAGAATCTCAGAGAAACAGTCGTAACACTTGGCTTGATGCTGACAAAGATTTTGAAAGAAGGTGATATACCACATGAAGATGCGTGACGAAAACCAGGTACTTTTATCTGGTGACATTCCGGCAGGGTTCGTGTTCTCACATGAAGAATACGGCGGAACCAAGATGTATGAAGGAAGAATGACGATATTCAGAAAGAATGCATCCTATGACATTCTTCCAATTATTGCACCAGAATACATGATTTCAAGAGAAACAGAGCTGATTGCCAGTGTATATGGTGAAATGCGAAGCCGTACAGTCCGGGAAGATGGTAAGAAAAGCCTTACAGCATATGTAAGAGCAATGGACATTCAGTACCTTGAAAGACTGGAAGAACACGATGCAAACGAAGTTTATCTGACTGGATATCTGATTAAAAAGCCAACAATAAAGATGATTGGCACAAACAATGACAGGAAGTTGGCAAGAATACTTCTGGCAGTAAACAGAAAGAAGAAAGCCGGATATACCAGATCAGACGCAATCAGTTGTTTATGCTGGGAGGAAAACGCAGATGCCGTAGAAAATCTGAAAAAGGGAGCAAAAATCAAACTCTGCGGAAGATTTCAAAGCCGGGAACTGTGGTCGGACCAGAGTCAATCATGGTTAACCGCGTTGGAGGTATCAGTAAAAAGATTGGAGATTTTGTAATATGAAGAAAATCGAAGTAAGAGAAATTAGATTGACCGATTTTAAAGGCCAGTCAGAAAAGAAAATAGGGTTCGGACACAGAGCAATTGTTTCTGGGAAGAACGGATGCGGGAAAACCACACTGGCAGATGCCTTTATGTGGGTGTTCTGTGACAAGGACTACAGTTTAAAGAGCAACCCGGATATCAGACCCGATGATGGTAGAGAATGTCTGCCAAGAGTTGATGTTGACCTTGTAATTGATGGGAAACCTGTAAGCGTAGCAAAGTTCCAGAAGCGCACAGAAAGCAAGCCAAAGGACGGAAAGCCGGGCAAGGTTGCATTATCAAACAAGTACGAAATCAACGGCGTTCCGAAAGCCGAAAGAGACTTTAAAGCCGATTTAAAAGAGAGAGGATTTGATTTTGATAATTTCCTTATGTTATCCCACATGGAAATCTTCACAGATCTGAAAGATGCAGATGCCAGAAAAATTCTGTTTTCCATGTCAGACGGTGCCGGGAAATCAGATTTAGAGATTGCCAAGACGGTTCCAGACTGTGCCGAGTTGGTACCGCTTCTGGAAACTTATAAGGCAGACGAAATCAAAGCCATGAACAGCGCAACGCTGAAAAAGGCAGAAGAACAGTTGAAAGCCATTCCAAACCAGATTATCGGCATGGAGCAGTCAAAGGTTGACACTGATGTTGCCGAATTGGAATTGCAGAAGAACGCTTTGCAGGAACAGCTTTCTGACCTTGAAAAACAGATTGCGCAGGCAGGCAACGAGAAAGCCGGAGAGATTAAAGCAGAACTGGCAGGGTTAAGAACCAAACTGTTAGAGATAGACTCAAAGGCTAAAGCGAACTTGTTAGAGCAGAAATCATCGGTTTGCAATAAAGTTAGCACTCTTGAATTAGACAGGAATATCAAAACATCAGAGTTGAATAGAAAGACTTCTGCATTAGAGAGCCTGAGAGCACAGAAAAAAGATCTTCTTGAAAAATTACAGAACGCCAGAACACGGTATCCCAAAATCAAAGACACAGAATGGGACAACACAGTTCTGGAAAGCATTAAATCCGAGACATTTAAGGACGCAGATACCATTTGCCCGACTTGCGGTCAGAATCTTCCGCCAGAGCAGATTGAGCAGTTAAAGAGCAGATTTGAACAGAAAAAGCAGGAAAGAATCAATCAGCAGTTAAAGGCTAAGGAAGAATGGGAACAGGACAAGAAACGCAAAATTGATGAAGTTATTCAGGTTGGAAACAAAGCGTCTGTCGATATGAAAGAAGCGCATAAGCAAGAAGAAACCCTCACATCTGAGATTTCCAAACTGACAGATGAATTAGAACAGATCAAAACTTCTCTGGACGCAGAAAACAAGAATCTGGAAGCCATACCGAAAGAACCAGACTTCTCAGGAAATGCCGAATATCAGCAGATTCTTGCATCAATCAAAGAGAAACAGCAGGAGCTTAATTCTCTGGACGATGGCGAAGAAACGAAGAAACAGCTTTCAGAGCAGTTATCTGGCAAGAAGCAGGAACTGGCAGTAGTCAACCAGAAAATCGGAGAAGCCAACAACAATGTCAGAATTGACGAACAGATCGAGAAGCTTCAGGAAAGTCAGAAACAGTACGGACAGAGCAAGGCTGATGCACAGATGATTCTGGACGAGCTGAAATCACTGAGTATGGCGAAGAATACAGCCCTTGAAGATTCGGTAAACCAGTATTTTGACGGGGTTAAAGTGAAACTATTCGATACGCAGAAGAATGGCGAAGTAGTAGACGCTTGCATCTGGTACGTGCAGGACAAGGACGGCAACTGGAAGAAACTGGTCGGGAATGCCAATACAGCCCTGATGATGAAAGGAAAAATTGCCATCATGGACGGCTTGCAGAAGTTTTATGGCGTGAGCTATCCGATTTTCGTTGACTGTGCAGCAGAACTGGATAACAGCAGTCTGTCAGGCATTAAGGCAGATGCGCAGTTGATATTCTTGAAAGTTTCTGAGGGGGATATGACGGTAACGGAAATTTGAGAAAAGTGGAACAGCTAGGAACTTGTTTGGCGACAGCCTAGCTGCTCCACACAAAATATAGAGCAAACTATATTTGCTAATAGCATAACAGATAATTTTAGCTTAATCAAGCTACAGGTGATTTTGCACCTGCAAAGTGAGGAACGTGTTCACTCACTAGAATCCATGCAAATTTAATATTTGAGGTTTGACAGACCTATAAATTTACATGGGTACAAAACAGAAAATACGCTCTGATTCCAGAGTTCAGTGCGCTTGGAATCCTACAAAATAGCACAGGTAAGAAACGATACAATCACGCAAATAGCGTGTTGGCAAATATATAAAAATATAGAAAAGGAGAATAAAAATGGCAGAAACTTATGACATTTCAAAAGCAGCAAAAGCACAGGAAAAATATTGTACGGAAAAAGGTTATCCGCATTTTGCACCACGTAATGGAAAATGCTTCAGTTGCGGGCAGAATATCTATTCCGAAAAAGGACGAACAAGAAGTGGAAAAGAATGGCAAGGAATTTCTATTGAGAGAGCATCAAAGGAATTAATTACAGGATGTCCATTTTGCAATAGAACTTATTGCGATTAATAGAAAAGGAGAATTGTTATGGCAAATAAAACACAGTTAGCAACAGCAGGAGAACAGCAGGCAGCAATCGTAATCAACAACTCATTCATTGATGGATTGGTTAAGCAGCTTGAAGAAAAATGCAAATACGGTCTTTCATTCCCAAAAGACTACAACCTCAGTAATGCACTCATGGGGGCATATCTGACTCTGAAAGAAACAAAAGACAGAAATAATAAGCCAGTTCTGGAATCTTGCACAGCTACAAGCATTGCAAACAGCCTTATGAACATGGCAACACTCGGACTTTCGGTGCAGAAAAAACAGGGTTATTTCATTGCCTATTCCGGTCAGTGCCAGTTTCAGAGGTCTTACTTCGGGAACATTACAATCGCCAGAAGATATGGTATGAAAGATATCCATGCCGAGATCATCTACGATGGTGATAAGTTCAAATATCATATCGAAGATGGAAACAAAGTTCTGGATTCTCATGAACAGGATTTTATGAACATTGACAACGATAAGATTCTTGGGGCATATGCAGTAGTACTGATGGAAGATGGAACAAAGCATCTGGAAGTAATGAACATAAAGCAGATCAAACAGTCTTGGTCACAGGGCTATGGTTACAAGGAAAACGGCAATGGAACACACCAGAAGTTTACTGACCAGATGGCAAAGAAAACTGTTATCAATCGTGCATTAAAACAGATTATCAATAGTCATGGTGATATTTTCGTTCAGGAAGTTGAGGAAGCCACAGAAGAAATTCCAAAGCAGGACATTATTGAACATGAAGTTGCTTATGAAATCGAGCAGAACGCCAATGCAGAAGAATTTATCCCAGATGAGCCAGTAGCAATCGAAGAACAGCCCAAGCAGCCGACAGTCGCAGAAGTCGTAAAGACTGCCGAGAAAGAAACAGTTCCGGCAGCAGACAAACAGGAAACAGAGATTCCAGATTTTATGAAGCCAGAAGAGATGTGATCGCATATGATGCACTTCGACTGTATCAATTTTGATCGGTGCGACTCAGGAAAATTTGGGAAATATATGGCTTGTATCGGGCGGTGTGAAAACTGCCCGTACTATGAGCCAATAAAAGATTATTTTACGAAACGAGGTGAGAACTATGAGGATTATATCGCAGGATGGAAAAATCAATCTTCCGTATGACCTGACAGCTATTATTGTGTCTGAAAATCATATTCAGGCGGTGTTTTCGGGCGATACGCGGAAAATCCCGTATTTGATGGCAAGCTATTCATCAAAGAAGAGTTGCGTAGATGTAATGTCAATGCTGAATGATGCAAGCCTTGGAATACATGCTAAAAGCCTTGTGGGAGATGTTACTAAAATTGGAATGAATGAAGTTATATTTAGATTTCCAGAGGATGATGAAGTATGAAGATATTAAAATCGGAAATAGATTGGGATAAAACAATAAATATTCAAATGACTTTGAAAGAATTTAAACTGCTCCAGGATTGCCTGTTTTTAGTTTCTTATGCAGAATTAGAAAAACTTCAAGAAAAAATCCCATATTCTTATGACGATATGCAGGAAACAATTAAACAGTCAAAAACAATATTAGAACAGTTATTTTGTAAATAAGGAAAGTGAGGTGATGCAAAATGTTCATGCGAGTAATAAATACAGGTAGTCAGCCGGGAAACTGCTATGCGCTTAAATCTGAATCTGGCGAAATCTTACTTCTGGATTGTGGATGCAAATACCCAGAGATTTTGAAAGGAATTTGTTACAGAATATCAGATGTTTCGGGATGTCTACTGACACATGGACACGGAGATCACCTGAAATCGTTTCAGAATCTAATGCAGTCCGGTATTCAGATTTACACCAATGACGAGACAGTTAAGAGTGTAAACACAATCTCTGGTGAGCTGATGATTGGCTTACCAGAAAAGAAATCGAAGGACATAGGTTCATTCCGGGCAACGCCTTTCTACGTCCCGCACGACAAGACGCCAAACTTTGCATACCTGATATTTCACGAAGAATGTGGACGACTGATATATGCGACAGACTTCTCATATTTGCCGTTCACATTCAAGAACATGAGAATAAATCACTTCCTTATAGAATGTAATCATCTTGACGAATCGCCGGAGCAGGATTCATTTAAGTTTGAACACTCCATCCGGGGCCACAGCAGCTTATCTACTGTAAAGGAGATTATCCGAGTGAACAAGACCGCTTCGCTCAGAACCATAACGCTGTGCCACTTGTCAGAGGGATGGGGAAATCCAGAAGTGATGCAGAAAGTGATACAGGACGTTGCAGGAGATGATGTTCTGGTGCAGATCGCAAGACCGGGACTGGATGTTGATTTGAATTTATGTCCGTTTTGAAAGGAGAAAAAATGGAAATTGATAAATCAAAATTAAAGTTGGGAATTTGGTATGAGGATGAAAACGGAAATTTAATTAAGTCAGAAGATGATTTGGCATGTGAAGCACCAGAAGGAGCGAGAACGTACCATTCCTGCTTTCCGTTACAAATAACAGAACACGTTTATGTAGTGCATGGCAAAGCTGAGAAAGAAGCGTGCAAGCACAAACGGAAATATTGGAAAAAGGATACAGGTCTGATAAGGGGATTAAAAGGACATATATGCACTAATTGTGGGTGTAGCCAAACAAGAAAGTGGTGGCAGCCATGGGGAAGAAAATGGGATTACGGAACGGATACTACACCACTTATTGACTTTCATACAAGTATTGGAGGTGGAAATCAAGATGTCATAATAGCAATGGTAAACAGCGGAGATTATACATTACAGGAAGCACTTGTTGTTTTTTCTACGGCCTGCGAAAGATGTATGAATGTGCTTGCATACAAGTATTTGAACGGAGCAGATGGGTACGAAGAATATTCAGATGAGTGGAAAAAATGCAATACTGAATGCGATTTTTGCAAGAATAGTTAAATTGAGATTCACGAACCATACAGGGAGGAAACAAAATGAAACAGTGGACAGAAGAAGAACTTATTAACGATGGAAACAGATTAAGAAATGCTGAAATTACAAATGTATCATTGAATTTTAAAGATCACGGAGTACTCACCCTTGACCTCACTCTTTCTGGCGGCGGATGGGGAGTTGTATTCGGAGGATATGTTTTAGGACATGGTTACCTTGGCTCGGAAAACTTTAAAGGTTCAAAGGCAGGGCTTGAAGCGATTATGAGAATCATGGACGTTGTTGGCGTAGATGACCTGATAGAAATGAAAGGAAAGCATGTTAGAGTTGCTACGAAAGGACTTGGACATTCAGTGAAAATTATTGGAAATTTCATTAAAGATGAATGGTTTGATTACGAAAGTTTCTTCGAGGATGAGAAACCACCATTTGTGGAGGATTAAGCATGGTATCAGCAAATTTAAAAGACTGGAAAGAAGTCACCAAAGGCATTTACAGATATGTGATCTCTGCAAATGTGGCATACGAAATCCACATTAAATATTGGGATATGGACACAGACATTTTAAGTGCGAATGCAAGTCTATACATTGTTGGCGATTGGCGCTCAAATGATGGTAAAAATACCAGAGAAAGAGAATGCTTACTTGAGTCAGGACCGGTTATGGCTTGCCTTGGGAAAGCTATAGAGGATGATAGAGAGAATAACAGGTAATTAAAAAAAGCACCGACTATTTATCGGCACTTTTTACAAAATCTTGGAGAACAGTAATGACCAGATTATTAAAACTCCTGTTCTCCTGCTTGGCAATCTGCTCAAGCTGTTCTTTAAGCTGTATCGGGAACGTGATGTTAGTTCTGGTCTTATCAGACTTGACGGTCATGTGAAATCCCTCCCTTGTTTTTAGAACATTGTAGCATTTTTGCCTGTCGGTGTCAATCAGATACCAAAGTGGTATCATTTTTATCTTGCAATACAGGTATCGAAGTGGTATCATAATGGTATCAAAGGCACACTGAAAATGAATCGAGGTGATAAGTCTTTGAATAGTAACTATAAAAATTTTGTAAAAGCTAAGGCGATTGAAGCCGAGAACCGAAAGAGATGGCTCAAGCTCAATCCAAATTTGAATGATAATTCGGGAGTCTATATTTTACGCAGAGTTGATGAAGACGGATTCAAGTTTGGGTATGCAGGGCAGGCAAAACATATACTCACCAGATTGTGCCAGCACAGTGCAGGACATCAGCAACACATTGATTTGAGCCTTAAGAAACATGGCTTATATTCAGAAAACAATCCCTACGGATGGACAGTGATCTGTGAGAATTTTTCCGAAGCTAGCCTTGATAGAGCCGAACAGTTTTACATCAAATGGCTTGCAGATCAGGGATATCAGCTTAGAAATAAGACTGGTGGCTCTCAGGGAGCAGGAAAGAAACAGATTGATGAGTACAGACTGGCAAAAGGTTATTACGATGGTTTGAAGCAGGGCAAAAAATCCCTCGCCAGAGAACTTTCACACATCATAGATACACACTTGCAAGTTTCACTGAAACCAGAGAAGCAGAATAATAAAGTATCAATCCGGGCTTTTGAAAGGTTTCAGAACTTGATTGATGAGAAAACGTACGAATAAAAAATGAAAGGAGCTTGCCTTCATGTGACGTAAGGGTGCACCGGGCTTCTTTGAAATATGAAATTAAAATGTGAAATATACAGAGACTCAATGCAAAATTACAAGAAATATGCAATTCCAAGAGCACAGCTCGTTATAGCTGATGTTCCGTATAATGTAGCGAATAATTTTTACGGGAGCAACCCTATGTGGTATGTAGGGGGGGGATAATAAAAATGGTGAAAGTAAACTAGCAGGAAAAGCTGCCTTTAATTCAGATTTTAATTTTAACTTATATGAATACTTTCACTTTTGTTCAAGAATGTTAAAAAAAGAAGATACAACACCTGTGCCAAGAGGAAGAAGTAGCAATTCTCCATGCATGATTGTATTTTGCTCGTTTGAACAAACACAAACATTGATTAAAGCTGCTGAAAAACATGGTTTTGTACATTATATCCCACTTGTTTTCATAAAAAATTACAGCCCTCAAGTATTAAAAGCAAATATGCGTGTGGTTGGAGCTACGGAATACGCATTATTGTTTTACAGAGACAGGCTTCCTAAGTTTAGGAACGGCGTTCAGACTGACGAAAATGGAAAAACAATCAGAGGTACAGGGCACATGGTTTTTAACTGGTTCGATTGGGAGAAAGATGGAAAAGATATTCCTAAAATTCATCCGGCACAAAAGCCAGTCAAACTTTTAAAAAGATTGATTGAAACGTTTACTGATCCCGGAGATGTAGTAATAGACCCATGTTGCGGAAGCGGGACAACGTTAAGAGCTGCACATGAAATAGGAAGAAATGCTTTCGGATTTGAAATTGATAGAAATTTCTTTAAGAGAGCAAAAGAAGAAATGCTTGTTTTTGAGGAAAACAGTCAGATAAGCATAGAAGATTTTTTGTAAAGGAATCGTGAATATGGACGCATTACGGTATCAAAAACACATGCAATGGATGCAGAACCGTAAGGATATTTATTATTTCATCCGTAAATACGCAATGTCTCACAAAGGGACTCCAACAACCAAGAAGATATCTGAGGAACTAGATATCAGTATGAGCGCTGTTCAAAGGCATCTAAGGCAGTTCGAGGACGATGGACTGATTGTATTTCACGGAACTGGTTCGCACAGGACATACGAACTGATAGGAGTAAAGAAACATGAAACTGTATGACGTATACGACGGTTCAAAGTATATCGGGGAGCTGACGCTTGCTGAAATATCAGAATTGACAGGAAAGACAAGAAGTCAGATATCGCAGGCAATCAGCGGGGCATATGACATTAACGGAAGATATGCGGTCATATATGATGGGCAGCAAACAATCGCATACTCAAACAAGAATGATCGCAGGATGTTAATGGAATTTGACATTCTGACTCAGAAGATAAGGAGAGCTGTTGGATGGGAAAATTGAAGATCAAAAAGCCAAAAATCCAAAAGAACTCAATCCCTGCGCCACTTAATATAACCAATTTTACAATGGAACAGATATCCAGACAGACTGGCGTAAGAATTGAATCTCTTAAAGCAAATTTGAACGCCAGAGAACAGGAAATCAAAGAGCAGCTTATCAAAGAATCACAGGAAAAGCTGTGGAAAGCAGAAGATTATATTGCTGTGGCAAATATTTTGATTTCTGTAATTGCAATCAAGAAAGCATGGGGATTCAAGAAAGCGAACCAGAATTTCATTGATAAGATTACCGAAGCCGAAAGATATGTTGAGGAAATCGGCGTTGAGGCAGCATACAAGGAAATTAAGGAAGAAATGGGTTTGCAGATTGAATTTGATTCTTTTGATATCAATAAAGAATTTGGGTTCGGAGAAAACGAAGGGAATGGATAAAAATGAAATTTATAGATTTTTTTGCAGGAATCGGAGGATTTCGCAAGGGAATGGAATTAGCGGGGCATGAATGCGTTGGTTTTTGTGAATTTGATAAATTCGCTACTGCGAGTTACATCTCAATGCACTTACTGACAGATGAGCAGCGAAAGGCATTGGAAGACATTCCTATCAAGAAAAGACAGAAAGAAATATTAAAGGAGGAATACAGAAATGGAGAATGGTACGCAAATGACATTCGAAGAGTGTATGCCGGAGACATTCCCAAAGCAGACTGCTGGTGCTTCGGATTCCCCTGCCAAGATATCTCAGTCGCAGGAAAGCAAGCTGGATTTCAGGGAAACCGTTCAAGCCTGTTTTTCAGAGTTATGTACCTTGTCGGACAACTCAAAGAAGAAGATAAACCCACTTACCTTTTCATTGAGAACGTTAAAAATTTGCTTAGTGTTAATGGAGGATGGGATTTCGCCAGATTGCTCATTGAAATGGAGCAGCGGGGGTATGATGCAGAATGGCAGGTGCTCAACTCCAAAGATTTCGGAGTGCCACAGAACCGGGAAAGATGTTTTATTATCGGACATCTTAGAGGGAAAAGTACCTCAAAAGTATTTCCTATCGAAGGAACAGACGGAGAAGATAGTATTCAAATAATAGGCCATAGGGACGGTTACAGAAGAAATACACAAGTGTTTGGACCTGATGGAATTACCGAGGCTCTTGATACTGGACAAGGTGGTGGAAGAGGACATCATGTAGCATTGCCGTGTTTTATTGATTTGTGCAGAAACGAATCTCAAACAACAGATACAGCGAGATGCTTACAAGCAAGATACAACAAAGGAATTTCAACATATAGATCACAGACAAGCGGAGTTGCAATTAAAGTAATCGGAACAATAAATTCATCACAAGACGGGAAAATACTTGGAATTGACGGAATTGCAAAATGCCATTCCGCAGGACATAACAATAATCCAAAGATAGCAATCCCAGTTCTTACGCCAGATCGGGTAGAAAAACGTCAGAATGGTAGACGGTTTAAAGAGGATGGCGAGCCAATGTTCACATTAACATCTCAGGATAGACACGGGGTCGCAATTAATCCGCTCGGAGTATTGCGTAACGTTCGCACAGAATATGGAAAAGAAATCCGTAAAGATTACGAAAGTGGAAAACTTGATATTTCCAGACATAAATTTCTTGCTAATGAAATCAGAGAAGATGGAATTGCAAATACATTGTCTACAGTCCAGAAGGATAATCAGCTTGCGGTAAAAGTAGCAGAAGCAACTAAACAGGGATATTCAGAGTGCAGAGTCGGCATTGATGCAGTGAATTTATCAGTCCCAGGTAGTAAAACCAGACGTGGAAGAGTCGGAAAAGAAGTTGCCAATACGCTAGATACAAGCTGCAATCAGGGAGTCTTCGTTCAGGTATCGGAAGAACTGGTTGTATATGCAGTCTGGTATGGAAAATATAAGTGTTACATAGCAATCAGAAAGCTGACACCGAAAGAATGTTTTCGGCTGCAAGGTTGGTCTGATGATTATTTTGAAAAAGCACAGTTCGTAAATTCCGACAGCCAATTATACAAGCAAGCTGGAAATGGCGTAACTGTAAATGTGATTGAAGCAATAGCGGAAAAATTGAGATTTGTGTAGGGCAGGTGATTGAGAAGCCAAAAACCTACAAAGCAGCAACTCGATTTCCAGACGGAATCTGCATTGGGTATGTGAAAAAGGAAGATATCGGAACAATTTCTGGTCATTCAACGCCGTACATTGTACTGACATTACCGAATTATCAGTTTGTAAAAGATAAATTTTTAGAAAGATATAACGTTGAAATCAACAGACTCAAAAAAGCAATCGCTATGTACGAGAACAGAATAGCTGCGATTGAGGATTACAAGGAGGACACAAAATGTTAATCAGAAGTCAGAACAAGGAACTTTTAGTTACACTTGAACTTTTACTCGATATCGAAGTTTCAGGTGGAATAATAAGCACAAGAAAAGATTATGGGTGGTGTTGCTTACTCGGAGAATATTCCACAAAAGAAAAAGCTATGAAAGTGCTGGATATGATTCAGGAAGCCTACGCAGACGCAGAGTTAATTCCAATGGCAGTGCCAAATATCGGGAAGATGTTCGCAGAAGCGCCAGCATCAAAAGAAAATGAACTTTTGGCTGAAACTATCGGTGAAATGATTAAGAATAAAATGATCTTTCAGATGCCAGAGGATGGGAGCGTGGAAGTATGAGTGATGTAATGGAATTTGTACAGAATGAAGACGGCACATTTAGTGCATACGATAATACCTATGACGTTGTAATACACTGTAAATCGGAAGATGAGCAGAAGAAAGTTATTGAGCGGTTATCTACTGACTGGATTCCGGTCAGTGAGAGATTGCCGGAGAAGCATAAAGATGTAATTGCAACTGTTAAATATAGTGGTTTTTGTGGAATGTACGGAAAATGGTTAAAGACAGCGTCCATTAATGACTATGGTGAATGGAATGGAGAATGTATAGGTGGTGAAGTTATTGCATGGATGTACTTGCCAAAACCATATAAGGAGGGCTAAACATGACAGTAAAGCAGTTATTGGACATTATAGATAAGAAAACAATGGTAGAAGTCAGAGGAGAGCACGACTGTGAACTTATATTTTCTACAAACAGAAATTGTGGATACTATACAAAAGACGCTTTTGAAGAGATAAAAGAAAACACAGTCACACAGATTACTGCACTCGAAGAAGAGCTGATTGTTATTTATATTGATTCTAAGATATGGATGGAATAATCAATGGAAATGTCAATTTTCGAAAAAGAGGGAGACTGGATTAATGGGAAGATGTAAATTAGAGTGTCCAGACGGTGAAACAGAATGCTGCATCTGCTGTACGAAACAGGATTCTTGCCAGTGCAGATGTGATGATATGGATGGTTACGAATATGCGGAGGAGTGTGAAGATTATGAAACAGGAGAATAAAATTGCAGAACTTAAACCTTGCCCGTTCTGTGGAAAAGAGATAGATGCAGAGAAAAATGTATACATTCCAGAAAGAGACTGGGCACCGTCTTTTTACGATCCTGACAGTGGGGGAAATCCAATAGCCATTCACTGTGAATGCGGATTAACATTTTACACAGGAACATGGGATTGGAAGGAAGCTGTTGAAATATGGAACAGGAGGGTGAGAAATGAAGTTGATTGATTTATTGGCAACAATTGACACAGATGTTGAGAGTGACGAGAAAGTCCAGATATGCCATCCAGGAAGAAACTGGGAGGATTACGATGAATATAGTGCCGGTTCAAAACTGTTGAAACCATTTTACGATTTAAAGGTAAAATCTCTATCTGCAATAAACACAGATGTGATTAGAGTTGACTTGGATTTTGATGAGAAAGGATGATGGGAATGCGCTTAATTGATGCTGATAAAATTATTGATTCACTTGGTATTTCGGATATAGATTTTGCAATAGGTGCAGTAATTGATGAACAGCCAACAGCTTTTAATGTGGACAAGGTTGTTGAGCAGTTAGAAGAGGAAAGAGAAAATGTTGGCTTTGTGAAAGCCACAACGGAAGCGAGTGCTTATATTCGGGGGATCAATGATGCAATCGAAATCGTGAAAGGCGGTGGAGTAGATGGCAATTAAACCTATTTTATTCAATACTGAGATGGTTCGGGCAATCATGGACGGGAGAAAGAGCTGTACTCGGCGGATGGTAAAACCCCAACCAGATGAAAAGCATACATACCCGCTCGGTTTTGTTACCGACAGTACAGAAAAGAAAGAGGTAGGATGCTTTGGATTTGGTATTAATGAATACGGTGGTTCTATTCAATACGCAAAGCCGCAGTATCAGCCGGGTGACCTCCTGTATGTCCGGGAAACATTTATTCAAGCAGCAGCTCGCACTTTTTGGTATAAGGCAGACGATAATTTATGGATACCAAAAGGGTTGCATTGGAAGCCATCAATTCATATGCCAAAAGAAGCGGCGAGAATCTGGCTGAAGGTTACGAATGTGAGAGTGGAGCGGTTACAGGATATGACGGACGATGATGCAGAAGCAGAGGGATGTTTCGATTATACATCAACAGCACTTGGTTTTCCCGATGTATGGGATTCCACCATCAAGAAATCTGATCTTGACAGTTACGGATGGAATGCGAACCCGTGGGTCTGGGTGATTGAATTTGAGCGGTGTGAGCCGCAGGAGGGACAGAACGTATGAGAGAAATTCTTTTCAAGGCAAAGCGGATTGGAGACGATGGATGGGTTGAGGGATATTATCAGAAAAGACATAACTTTTTAGGAAACGAAGAACATTTAATCTTCCCTGTAGATAGTCATACAGTATGGGAATACACGGAAATTAATCCAGAAAACCTCTGCCAGTTCACGGGACTTTGCGACAAGAACGGGAAGAAAATTTGGGAAAATGATATTCTGATGGCACACTTGGACGAATCCTACCCAGAGGATGTGACATATGAAACTGTTGAATGGGGCGTTGCTGGATGGGTAGGACACGAAACTGGTAGCACGGATAAAGAATATCTTAATAAGTTTGATCTGGAACATTATGAAGTAGTTGGAAACATTTTCGACAATAAAGAATTATTACAGGAGGAACACTGATGCAAAGAGAATTTATTTGCGGTGACTGTATGAATTTTCTCCCGGACTTTCCAGATAATTACTTCGATGTGGCAGTCGTAGACCCACCATACGGAATCAAAGAACACGGCGGTAAGAATCGTAGTAAATATGTAAAGCAGAAAAATGGAAGTTCCATTTATGTTCCTGATGGTGGCTATAAGAATTATGGTTGGGATAATAAACCACCAGATCGAGAATATTTTAAACAACTATTCAGAGTATCAAAGAATCAGATTATCTGGGGATGCAATTACTTTGATTACCCAATGGCGGGTGGTTTGATAATCTGGGATAAATGCAATGATGGTTCAGATCAATCAGACGCAGAAGTTGCTTACTGCAGTCTTACAAGAAGAGCTGACATTTTTCGCTATATGTGGAGAGGAATGTTTCAAGGAAAATCAATAATTGAAGGAACAATACAGCAGGGCAACAAAAAACTGAACGAAAAGCGAATCCACCCAACTCAAAAACCTGTAAATTTATATCGTTGGATATGCCAGAAATATCTGCAGAAAGGAATGAAGATTCTTGATACCCATGTGGGGAGCGCAAGCTCATTGATTGCCTATGAAGAATGTGGACTTGAATATATCGGGTATGAAATTAATGAAAATTATTACAATGACGCTTGTAAGCGGTTAGAAGAATTTAGATCACAGATCACATTGTTTGATTTAGGAATGGAGGGGCGTACAAATGAGTAGTGCAAGCGTAAGATTCGGGACAAAAGCGTATGTATGCGCAAGATACTTTCTTAGACCCGGAAAGTGCTTCAAATACATAGACCAGCGCGGTGAAGACACCACAGAACACGTCTATGAGGTCATGGCATTATATCCGTACTGTGTCCTGCTAAGAGATACCAAGAATGGGGTCAGAACTTGTCCGGGATATAACACTTTGAGCCTGATGCTGAGAGGAAGTGAAGCGAGTGAGTAAAGGCAAAGATATTTCTACTATGTTTACAAGAGAAGAAAACAAGAAGAATGGAAGACTCGGATACGGTCAGGCTACTAGAGAAAAGGAAGACATTATCAGTCCTGCACAATACGGTGCGTTCCTACAGAAAAGAGGTAAGAAGAAATGAACAAATCAGTGTTGGTAATGAATACGCCAGAAAATTGTTATAATTGTCCATTTGGAATTGGATACTGTGGCGATCTTGAATATGAGGGTTTGTGCGAATTAGCTGACTGTTTAGATTATGATGTAATTCTGATGACAGAAGAACATTATGATTGCGAAAGTAAATCAAGACCTGATTGGTGTCCATTGAAGCTGTTACCAGAGAAGAAAAGTACAACTGCACCCGTGAGCAATTACGAAGTGCAGAAAAACTTATTTGCCGACGGTTGGAATGCCTGCTTGAGAGAAATTACAAAAACAAGCGATGAAAATGAGCGATAAAAAGCAAGCGATAAGAGGTGAAGTAGATGGAGAGATTAACACTTGACGATACGATAAAAGCACTTAGATGTGTTGCCAGTCAAGATACAGGAGGTGGTTGCTATGCAGACCACGAAAACTTCATACATATGGATGATGAGTATAAACGCATTGTCTGTGGAACTGGCGAGGATTTAAGAGATCCTATCAGCGACAAGGAAGCGGTTGGATGCCCGTATTATCAAGATACTTATGAATGTTGTTTTGAAAATGGAGGATTGTATTGGTTGAAAGATGTTGCAGAGCTGCTAGAAGAACTGAAATCTTATAAAGACTTAGAAGAACAGGGTTTGCTTGTGAAATTGCCAGATGATTTATTTAAAAAAGTATATCGAATAACTTATGAATATACGGAATGTAGTAAATTTGGAGAAACAGTTATTGATTGTGAGAATTATAATTGTAACTGCGATTGTGATTCTGAAAAGAAATTTTATATCGTAGAAAACAATCTGAAATTTATGCTATTTTGCAATTATTATAATGAACTTGGCAAAACCGTATTCCTCACCCGTGAAGAAGCTGTGAAGAAGCTGGAGGAACTCAAAAATGAAATTTAAAGAATTTGCAAAGTGGTGCAATGAAAGAGCCTGTGATGGATGTTGGGGAATGCTGGAAGCAATGGCGTGTATTGATTTAATAGGTGAAGTTAAAAAAGTTCCGTTTTGGAAAAGAGAGAAATTTTGGAAAGAAAATTATGAGCAGCAGGTATTGGAAGAGATTATTAATCCGATAGAGAAGAAGTTGGAGGAGGTTCAAAATGACAAGACCTGAGATTACAGCAAAATTATCAGCCATGCTTGAAAAGAAAATAAATCCTCACAATGATCCACGTATTTATTGGGCGAAAGAAGTGACATTCGATTATTCGACAGATCATGCGGTAAGGGTGGATTATATGCGATTCGTGCCAGCAAATAATAGTGTGTCCGGGATAGAAAAAGGTGACTGCTATTGTTATGAGGTTAAATCATCAGCTGAAGATTTTCGTTCTGGTCATGGGTTGAATTTTATTGGTGATTATAACTACCTGGTTATGCCGACAGATGTATGCGCTGCGGTATCCCTTGAAATTCCACATTATGTAGGAATATATGTACCAGAAGCAAATGATCTTACATGCGTCAAAAAAGCAAAGCGAAGAAATCGGACAAGGCCTGTGTCTGAAATACTTTTGATGATGTTCCGGTCTGCGAATAGAGATTATAGAAAAGCAGTAAAACAGTTGGAGGAGATGAAGAATGGCTTATAAGTATTTAGATAACGCTGTCAAATCCATTGAATATCAGCTGAAGAATATCAGCTGAACAGCGCATATAGCCACGGGTATTCTGATGGGAAAGAGGATGCGAGAATAGAATATTCGAAGCACGGGAAAATTGTAAAAATGAAAGTGCTAAGCGATAATGACTTCAACTCTATGCCAGACTACTATAAATCATGGCCCGTAAAAGCATGGTGTAGTTGCGGAAAACCACTTAATCGACTGGATTATACATTTTGTCCGTATTGTGGAGGATTGATTGCGAGAGGAGATGAAGAAAATGGCAGATAAAACATGCGAAACTTGTATTGAAAACGACAACGGGCTGTGCGACCGCAAAGGCATCCTGATAGAGGAAGACGATACCTGTGAAAAGCACATATCAAGTTGGAAAGAAACAATGATGGAGAATTTTATCCGAAAATCAATGTGGTAAGGACGGAAATGTCCTTGTCAGACGGGAAGGTGGCTAAATGACAAATGTGAGTTGGATTCGATTAGAAATAGATATGTTCGATAACAAAAAAATCCGGCATATCAGAAAACTTCCAGAGGGGAACAACATCGTTCTGATCTGGATGATGCTCCTGACGATGGCAGGGCGTTGTAATTCAAACGGGATTATTTTTCTGACAGAGAATATCCCATATACAAATAAAATGTTGGCTGACGAGCTGGACTTTGATGAGAGCGTGATCGAACTTGCACTGACAATTCTTGAAAAGTTCGGCATGATAACCAGAGATGGAACATTACTTTCAATCCCCGGATGGGAAGAACATCAGAATATTGACGGACTTGAAAAAATCAGAGAGCAGACCAGAAAACGGGTCGCAGAGCATAGAAAACGCCAGAAAGAATTGTCAGAAGAAGAGATTCCAGAGCAGATTTCTTGTGAAAAAGATTTAGTCAAGCCCGGAGATGTGCAGAAAGTGGTCGATGAATGGAATAAGCTTCAGCAGTTTGGTATTCAGCCAATTGCAAGAATGACATCAAGACGAACTCAAATGTTGAAAGCAAGAATCCGAGAATACGGTATGGATAAAGTAATAGAAGCATTGAAAAATGTGCAAAATAGTGACTTTCTTATGGGAAAGAAAACTGATTTTATAATAAATTTTGAATGGTTCGTGAAACCGAACAACTTCTTAAAGATACTCGAAAACAAATACCACAACAGGGAGGATATGCGAAATGGAACTGACGCAACTCAAAGAAATGTCGAACCACTCGTCCCACTTGGAGAATGGAACGGAGAAGAATCAGAAACCCCGTTCGCTTGAATGCCCTGAATGTGGGGACAGCGGGTGGAGATGGGTAAGAGATGCAAGTGGTATTCCCTATTGCGAGGAATGCCATTGCGGAATCAGAAAAAGAATAATTCTTGAAAATCAATTGAAATTTGCAGAGCTTCCAAACGTGTTTAAAGGCTCAAATTTCAACGATTTGAAGTCAAGTGTATATTTGAACGCTGAGAGTCGAAAAGTATTTTCTCAGGCGGCTCAGGCGGTAAATTACTGGTTTAAAAGCCTTCCTGATATGCAGAAGAAAGGAATAGGTTTGTATCTTTTCTCAAATGCAAAAGGTTCTGGCAAAACCAAAACAGTATGCAGCTTGGCGAATGAAATCATGAAGAAATACCAAAAGCCAGTCAAGTTCACCACATCCCTAAGAATCCTCGATGAGATCAAGAACACATGGGGAGACAAAGGGAATACGGAGGGAAAATTGATAGAGGATTTGTCCAGAACAGAAATCCTTATCATTGACGACTTCGGCGCTGATTCTGGAAAAGAGTGGATTAACGAAAGATTCTATAGTATTATCAACGGGCGGTATGTAGACAGGAAAATCACTATATTCACGAGTAACTGTCAGATATCAGAGCTGAAATATGATGAGAGAATCACCAATAGGATTTTGGAGCGATCACTTGAAATCCCGTTTCCGGAAGAATCCGTCCGGGCACATATGGCACAGCATATCAGAATGGAAATGGTACAGGGGATGCGAAAATGAGAACAATAAGCGAAATGTACAGGCGTTCCGGCGGAACTGCATATCAGCACAATTGTTCTGAGTGCAGATTTTATAGAGATGGAAAGAGAGAAAAATGTCTGATGTACGGCGGTGATCGGGACTGGCATGGAAATTTCATTGCTTGTAAATTCTTCAATCTTGAAGATGATATGCCGGAAGGACAGATGAATATTTTTGATTATGTGTGAAAGAAAGGAGGAACGAGGAACCGCTGGCCAGCGAAAGGATATCCCGGTTCCTCCTTATTTTTTATGAATAATGACGACTTGAAATATGCAATTGAGAATGGTATCATCAATTTGTCTCACATACAAGAGCAAATTGAAATGAATAAAAGGGAAGAAATTTTAAAAGAATACAGGGACAGCATATGGAAGGCATCTGACGGATATTGGAAAATCCGTATGACTTATGACGAAACCGGACAGAGAAAGATGTTTAAACGAAAGTCCAAGAAAGACTTAGAAGACCTAATTGTAAAGACTCACCGGGAAAAGATTGAGAATCCAAAGATCAAAACCATATTTGAGGAATGGGCGCAGCGCAAATTTGACTTGAAAAAAATATCTGTGCAGACTTACCAAAGATATCATCAAGATTTTGTTCGTTTTTTTGGAACACTTGGCGAGCAGAAAATCAGAGACCTTGAACCGGGTGATATCAGCAATTTCTTGGAAGAACAGATCAGTAAACACAATCTGACCGCCAAAGCCTTTTGTAACCTCAAAACAATTACCAGAGGTACCCTGAAGTGGGCGAAGCGTAACAAACTGATTGACTGGAATGTGCAGGAATTATTCTATGACTTGGATGTCACAGATAAATCTTTCAAAAAAATCATCAAAGAAGACTCTAAGGAAGTTTTTAATGATGCAGAGATGAGAAGAATCATAGAATATCTGAAAGAAAACCAGGATATGGTAAATCTTGGAATATTGCTTATGTTTGTAACCGGCCTGAGAGTTGGTGAGTTAAGCGCTTTGAAGTGGGAGGACTGGGATTCAAACACCGGAATAGTCAGAATCCGAAGAACCGAAGTCAGACATTATGAAAACCACAAAGGAATTTTCGAAGTTAAAGATTTTCCAAAGACGGAAGCCGGAATAAGAAATGTTGTAATTCCACAGGGGTGTGCATGGATTATTCAAAAGCTCAGGAATATGTCCGTATTTTGCGAATATATATTCTTTGCGGACGGTCGCAGGATAAACACCTATTCATTCAGAAACCGGCTCCGGACAGTATGCAAGAACACTGGATGCGTTCAAAAATCACCGCACAAAATACGAAAAACCTATTGTACAATCCTCTTAGACCACAGCGTAGATAACCAGATGGTAATATCACAAATGGGTCACGCCAATATCTCATGCTCAGAAACTTATTATCACCGAGACCGAAAGAATCTTCAAAAAAAGCAAAAAATCATGGACAGCATAGATGAATTTATGGTAGTATCGAGATAGTTTTTGGTCATTTTTTTAAAGAGGGAACAGCTAGGGAACAAAAAGGAACACCCTGGAAAAGTTAGAAATGTTGATTTTATGGGAAAGATAGCAGTTTAAAGATACGTTCGATTCCCGTACTGGCTGCTA